TAGGTTTGTGTCAACTAACTAACGAAAGGAAGGAGGAAGGCGGGGGCGGGGATCAGTCCTGCTTCGCATGACGCGGTATTCCCCGTGTCGCCTAAAGGCGACAGTCCCCTGCCGCATTCTTTATGGATAGATACGATACGACGCTACATCCAGCGGCAGCGGCCGGATGTCTACTCCGGGGACTTCAGTCTTAATCTTATCAAGCCATTCCGGGTCGCTTTCGTATGACGTAAAAGACGGAGCTAGCTCGTGCAGCATTTGCGTGCTATTAAGGCCGGCCCCGAATTCTATCACACGCGCAGGCTTCTGTACGCTTATTAGCGCACGTAGGACAAATCTATGAGACGGCCTAAGAGTGTTGATTTGCATTAATACTCTCCCGTTTCCTCAAGCGTATCGCCGAAGTTGATGCCGTACAGGAATGGCATAATGGGATTAGCCCCACGTCTACTGCTGGTAGCTCCCGTCGCGGCGGCACGCCTCATCTGACGTACTAGGTCGCCACCTAGCATCTTCATGGCCCAGTCAGGCTCTAGCTGCTGTAAGTGCTGATCCATGCCGGCAAACACCGGTTTGTAGACGATCGGCTTCATCCCGGCGGCCTTAAGTTGATTGTTCATCGCCGCAAGCTTATTTGCCGCAACAACATCTCCATACACGAAGTCATCGGCGTCACCGGGATCTTCTATTTTAGCAAAACGAGTAAGGGCCCCGACAAGCACTTCAATGTAACGATTGTCGGGCGCGGTCTTGCCATAGGCCGTAGATATCTGCTCTACCAGATAACGCTGAAGTTCGCGCAGCCCACGATACTTCAGCATCTCCTGCGGGTCCATATACCCATCCTGCAACTGCTGACCCCGCTTGACGGCATCTCCCGCCTTGACGTACAAGTCCAATCCGGGGCTTGCCACTATCTCTTGCCCATTATCCATGGTCAAGATCCTCGTTCCGGATTTGAGAGTGTTGATAGACTTGATCACCCCATCGCGCGGAGCCATGGCTGCCTTCTGCCCAGCAGGCGCTCTCCCGTTGAGTAGGGGCCATATCATATACAAACCCTCTATCTTCTTAGACGCCCCTGCAGCTCCTGCTTGGTGGAACGACTTCAACACCAGTTGCGTCGCCGGCTCGCTGAGGGTCTGTGCGGAAATGGCGCCCATGTTGGTTCCAACAGCAGGCTTATCCGCACCAGGGAGCCTCCCGAAGTCTTCCGCATATAACCCCTCGGGGGCTGATGTGGTAAGCGGAGAGCGCACGTTGAACTGCTTCAACCCCGCCTTCTGAGCAGCCACCACCATGTCTTGCGTCACCGGTTGACCAGCCCTGCCGATAACCATCCCATTAGGGGCAATGGCATCCTTAGCAAGATAGCGATAGAGCACTGTGGGATGTGACACCTCATAGTCAATACCAGAAACCACAGCAGGCTTGCCTGGACGTACGGTCACGCCCAGGGCCGCTCTGGTTAGCTGCTTGCCAAAGTATCCCGGATCCCTCACCTCGATAGTCTTGCCCATCTCGCTAACCCTAGACCCCTTGGCGGCAGTCCAATAGTCAGGGAAGTCCATGCCCTCGCCATAGCCAGTGCGCAATAGCTGCGGATAGGCCTTGCCCTGGAAACCCGTAGAATAGATGGGGGAATACAATATCTGAAGCACATTGCTCCAACTCCCCTTAGCACCCGAATCAGCCAACACCGCCATGGCGGATTTTGGATCCGTTACCTCCTTGAGCTTGTTTATTACACGCTCACGGATTTCATTAAAATTAGCCGGTGGTTGCCCCATGGTAGGTAAGGAGTTGATCTCGGTCTTGTTCTTGATGGGAATGAAATCGTCTAGCTTATAGGAAATCGCAGTCTTGTAGCTGAGCATGTCGCCCAAATCCTTAAGGCCCTGTACTGTGGCCTTGTAATCCTGCGGGCTTTCGTCAGCGATGCGATTAAGGGTTGCGACCAGCGCCTTGTCACTCCACACGGTGTCGTAATTGCGGAACCCCTCGGGGAGCTTTTCGTTGATCATAATCCTAGCTGGCGAGGTGATTTGATTTCCCACCGCAACCATATCCGTCAGCCCTATCTCGTCAGCCCTAAACGCCTCGAGTGCGTCGGAGAAGTTATTGTAGCGTTTGCTCGGCCTTGCGTCACCCGCCATGGATGCACGATATAGTCCCGCGATGGTGTCCTCTTCCGGCTTAACTAGAACACTGTCCGGCCCGTATTTGATCACGTTCTGCGAAGGCCGCATCTTGGTCTTGGCCTCACGCACTGCCGCGGGAGTAACCGGAACGGTGACCGACATTTGGTCGCCGTCGAAGTCGGCGTTGAAGCCCTTAGTCACCAATGGAGGTAGATAAATAGCCGTGCCGGGATACTTCTTGGCGTTAAAGGCTAAGTAGTTATATTTATGCAGCTTAGGGTCGCGGCTGAGGATGAGGGGCCGCTCCGCCATCTCCTGATCGAGAGCGTCTTCCGCAACCTTGCTGCGATTGTCGGTTAGCGTTTTAGCTCTCAGCGCCGGCATGCCGTTTTGTACTAGACGCTTGATGATGAAGGGGCGGTATATCGTCCACGCAATCTCTTCAGGCAGCCTAATCTCATCCATGTCGAGCTTGGGATCGTCCATGATGACTGCGCGCCCGCCCAGAGCTTGACGCTTAGCTAGCATCTTGCTCTGGAAATATCCCGTCCGCGGAGTATCGCCCTTAAGATATTCCAGAATACCCTTTGCCATCCTAGCCTGGCTTGCGTCACCCTTCTCCACGCCTTGCAGTTGGCCTATAGCCTTGTATGCATCCTCTCGGAGAGAATACATCCACCGGCGCGGCAACCCCCTCATGTCCTTGAGCGAGTTGTTGATACGCCCTATGTTTTGATAGAAAACAGTCAAGTCGCTCACGCGCAGCTTGTCGTCCTTAGTCATATAAACCGGCCGGTAAGCTGGGGGCAAAACGGGGAGCTTGCTCATCATGTAATCAGTGGGCTGCATCCCAGCGCGCTTGAGTCCCGCTAGAAACTTGAGCTTCTTGACAGCCTTATCCCTTGAAGCCCCCCTTAGTGTCTTGATCTGCGGGACTAGCTGCTTAATGGTATCGTCACGATCTATCTTGCTAAGCAGCCTAGCCATGGCATTGCCGCCTATCATAACGCCAGGGCCGTATGGCTTGATATTATCCTCGCTATCTATGCCTAGCCGGCCAGAAACGAGGCCCATGAATTGCTGCTTGCTAAGATCGAGCAAAGATCGTATCGCGTCTTCATACATCGGATTGGGGAAGCCATCAGCCAGCGAAATATGCCCCCACTTAGTCCCAGACATCCCGCCGAAGATCTGTCGATCGTATAGCCCTCCAGGCTGAGGGGCGAGGAACTCATGCGAGCCAGGCTCGCCTATGCGCACGACGCGTCCTGGATCGGGGACTTCTCCGCCGGACATTTTTAGCACGTCTCGATCGGTCAGGGGGACTAGGCGCAGGTCGGGGCCCTCCTCGCGGATGTTAATCCCCGCCCCCTTAAGCATATTAATGAGCTGATTATACGCGAAAGTAGTCTTGGGCGCCGGGACGGGTTGACCCATCTCTAGCGCGCGCCAGTAGTCGTCATTCCACTCGCTCTTAAATGTGGCGGTTTCTTTTAGCACATTGCTAGCGCCATGGCTCAGCATTGAGAACAGGCCCAACAGGTCCTGCTTAGGCCCCTTGTGCGGCCGGCGTGAGGCTAGTTCGTATGGATCCTCTCTGCTCCTAGCGCGCAGCGCCTTAAACGACTGCTGCTTCTGTTTAGTAAAATACTGCGGGCCGACATATATCTGGCCAATAGGCTTATTGTTTTCATCATACAACATCTCGGTGTCTGACAAGCCGCGCTTGCGCAGCTCTTCCTTCAACACCGACGCGTCGATCTTGCTGTGTAGGTTGGGGGCGTTGAAGGGCTTGCCGTCATACTCGGCAACCTTGCCCGCGGCAGTCTCAAGGATCTGCGATATATTCATCCGCGAAGGCACCGCCGCCGGGTTTTGTATCACATCCAAAGGCCGCCCGGAGGCATCGTGTGGCATTTGGTCGTCGGGGATGATTGCTACAACAACACCCTTAGCGCCCGCCCTGGTAGAAGCCTTGTCTCCCACCACAAGCGGCTCTTCAGTACGCACCCATACCTTGACAAAATCGTCTCCACGGACCACCTTGACGACACGCCCTGGCACATCACGATCCCATGCGTGATCATTGCGAGTCAGTGGGTTCTTGAAGACTGACGAGATGTTGCCGCGCAGGATGTCGTCCTCAGTTAGGGCACGCTCGCCCATTTTGAGCATCAGGGGATCGCCAGGCTCAACAATCGCGCCCTCGCGGACTACACCGTCATCATCTAGATTTGCTAGCTGCGCAGCGTTATAGCTTCCAGGGTAGTGCGCCACGAAGCGCTTCTTGGAGAGTATGTCGCTACGAGCTACCCCGTGCTGCATCTGGTGGATATGCTCCGAAGTGAGCTTCTTCGCCGCACTCTCAGAGACGACTAAGCCATCCATGAAGTTCAAGCCCTTGTAGGGCAAGTACCCCACCCTAAGGTTAACCCCAAAGGCTAGCTGGCCGTCTTTGCTAAAATTATTCTCAGCATAGATAGCGCCATCGCGCAGCACGTCTCCGGGTTTAACCGTCGGCTTGTAATCTAGAAACGTAGTGCCATTCAGAGGGAAGGCGTTGTAGAAGCGCAAGTTGGCCTTCTTGCCATCAGACGTTAGCACGTTGATGTAATCGCTGCCCACAGATACGACTTTAGCCCCATCGAGATGGCTAGGGACCCTCAGGTTGGTCAACTCATACATGTCATCTTCGCCGTATTGGTCCTTATTATCCATGCGGCCGATGAATGACTTGACCAGGGGGGCTTCGCGATACTTCAACGGCAAGGCCTGCTTCATCTGGTTGCCGGTGTAATTGGCTCGCACTGGAGAATTGTGATTAAGAAATGGCAGCACGTTGATCACTTGATTAATAGTGGCCTCCGGCGTTTCATAAGTCCAATCCACAGACTTAGCCGGGACTTCTTTGATCTCGCCCCTCACCAAGGCCTTCACGACTAACGACTTAGGAATCATCCTGCCGTCTTTAAGCTCGAACGACCCCGGAAGGGCCACTACCTTGTCATATGCCTCTTCAGGTGAAAAGCTAACCGGCTTGCCGGTCTGAGCCTCTCTCCCGCGAGCAACTAGGCGCTTGCCGTCCTTATCAGCCGCGCGGGCCATGAACATGTTAAGCCCCACCCTGCCGCCCGTGGGCGACTGTATGGGGTCGATAAAGCCCAGATAAGTGTCGTCAATGCCCTGCGTTTCCGGAGACACCGAATGCGTTGACGGAATACCGCCCTCGCCCATTACGGTGAACTCCCTGCGGGCAGACCAGATGTCAAATGGGTTGACCTGCTCTGGGGTGCTAGAAAGCTCATCAAGCAAGAACTTCATGCGCACCGTGCCGCCAAGCGTAACCAACGGACGACTCACTATCGACTCAATAGCCCTGTTGGGGTCGTCAAGACGCAATCTGACCTTCTTGGATATGTTGTTGGACTGCTTGCCAATAGCTATATCTACCATGTCGTCTATGCCCAGCGGGACCTTAAAATAAAGCGCATCACGCCTGTCCGGCTTAGCGCGTCCCGCGCTGACATCAAGCATCTTCTTGCTCACCTGGAACAGTAGTTCGGGGGATAGCGACTCCGCCTCGCGGCCCACGGTAACCTTAGTAACCCATGGATCGACAGAGCTTTGGCTAAGAGCTTCTTTTAGATTAGCTATCTTCTCTTCCGCGGGGACGCCCTGAGGGGCGTAGGAGAACATCGTAGCATATAGGTTGTTCAGCACCGTAGCCTTTGTTTTATCAGAGGCGTGATTGTCATCAACAATATCCTGGCCCCACATCTTGACGAACTGCTCACGGGGCACGCCTAGCATTTCCAATACGGCCATGAGGGGGAACTTGCGCGCGCCGACGTGGAGCGAGAACATCGAGGTGTCAGGATTGAACTTAACCTTCATATTCTGCCGCGTGGAGGTGTTGATAAATGCCTGCACGCCATCAGAGACTTCGGTAGTATAAATGCCCGGCTTAAGCCTTAGCTGGCGCTTAACGGAATACTCCTTGCCGCCCATGATGAAGGTGCCACGCTCGGTTAGGGCTGGGAGATGCATCACAAGGCGCTGATTAAGCCGCTCGATTTCCTTGCCGTCGTTGTCATATAAAACAAAATCGGCACGGACAGGGTTGGTAAAGTCGCGGTTGTAGTATTTAGCATCTAGCTGCTCCTCGAGGGCCATGCCGACGTTAACGTTCCCTACGTCTATGTTTTCAATACGTAGCTTGCGCGTTTTACCATCGACATTAAATAGCTCTTGCAATCGGCGTTGTATGACATTAAGCAGCTCAACGTAGTCAGAACGCTGGCTTGCACCTCGTCCGTATTTGGGCAATTGATGTCCTCCCATGTAGTGATTTGCAATATCTAGTATAGGCAGCAGACCGCGGGGGTCAATGCCAATATCCCGCGTTATGGGTTATAAAGATCATGAGTGTAGCTCGTGCATTTCACGCAAAGGAGTATGTAAGTGACGTTCTCTGTCGCCTAAAGGCGACAGCTTCTCAGCCAACGCTCTCCCCAACGGGACACGTTACCGGCTGACCGCTCCGTCCGAGCGGGTTGTTCAAAGCCAAAGATAAAATATTTCGAGCCGCGTTTACGTCTCGATCAAGGACTAAGCCACAATAAGGACACTTATGAACACGAACCGACAAACTTTTTGGAACAATACTCCCGCATCCGCTGCAAGCCTGGGTTGTGTTGGACGGGTTCACGGCAACAACTTGAATACCAGCACTCGAAGCCTTGTATTCAAGCATTTGCCGAAACAATCCAAACCCAGCATCATACGAAGAAAGGGAAAGATGTTCATTTCGATTCATAAATCCGAGAGTGAGATTTTCAATTGCAATCAGATCATTCTCAGCTACCAATTTATTACTGATTTTGTGCAAGTAATCTGCACGTTGATTAGAAATTTCTTCATGCAATCGAGCGATCTTGCGATAAGTTTTCTTCTGTCGATTACTTCCTTTGATTTGACGAGAAGCATGACGTTGAAGTTTGCGCAGCTTTGCGAGGCTCTCTCTGAGCCAACGAGGGTTCTCGATCAACTCACCAGTGGAAAGAGCTGCAAGCGTTTTCAATCCAACATCAATACCAACCTGCTTGCCGGTTTGTTCAATCCGCTTTTCAGAATTTGGAAGTTCAATCATCAAGAAAACGTACCATCGTTCGCTATAGCGTTTGATAATAACATGTTTGATATTCGCTTCTTCAGGGATTGCTCTGTGATAACACATTCGCATTTCGCCCACATTCTGAATATAAAAGCTCATGCGACCATGCTCATTCATTCGCAGCTTGCAACCGTCTCCGTAGGTATATTCGATGCTACTGAAGCGATTGCGGCTTTTGAACCTCGGAAAACCTGGCTTTTCTCCAGACTTCAAGCGGCGAAAGAACGCGGCAAAGGACTTATCCAGGCGCCGCAAAAGGTGTTGCAAACTGGAAGCATTGACCAGTCCGAGGGTATCAGGGTTATTTCTGCGGATATCTCGAAAACGCGCCCACTGCGATCCGTAGCCAATCCCCTTACCCGTTTCTTGGTAAGTTGTAATCCGTTGTTCGAGGGCAGCATTGTAAACCAACATGGATTGCCAAAGCAAAAAGTCCAGGCTGTTCAATTGCTCATTGTTCGGACGAAGGAGGTATTTGTAGGTGCGCAACATAATCTAACTCTGTTTCTGCATTCCAATGTACCGCTTGACGGTTTCGTCGGAGACGTGGCCTATCGATCCAACGTAGTAACTCCTGCTCCACATACTCGGCAGCCTGGAGCACAGTTGCGGAAACTTCTGGCGCAACATTCGGGAAGTATAACCTTTAAACTGGTTGGCAAGGCGTTGCGGAGCTTCTGTCGGATCACTCTCGATAAAAAGATGAACGTGGTCTGGCATGATTTCAAGCGCCTCAATCGTCACGTCCAACTCCTGCGCTTTCTGGTACAGCAAGGAGCGCAATTCTTCCGCAATATCGCCTATCAGAACCTTGCGCCGATATTTTGGACACCATACCATGTGATATTTCAGAGAGTAAACGCTCCCTGCATTGCGCCGATAACGTGTGTCACTCATAAAACAAATATACTACAATATTTGTTTTATGTCAACTATCTAATACAAGAAAGGTGAAAACGGGCTTCCTCTGCTACCTGAAGGTGGCAGTCCCCGCCCGGAATTATTATGGAGGCCATGATGAAACATCTTGACCCGAAATGGATTCCGCGCCTAAAGCACGGCATGTTGGTTACACTGCCCGACAGCGTCACAGGTGCGGTTCGCCCCGGCCCCCTCAAGGCATGCAGGGTGCGCTCGGACTTTCAGCTCTACGTTACGCTGCCTGCACGAGATCAGGGATGGAGGCATATCATAGTGTCCTGGCAGGAACATCAGGAGGGGCAAGACTATACAACCGACCCCTTCACTAAACACGAATACGCCGTAGCCACCCAACGCGCCCTCATGGGACTAATTATGGCCCTGTGGCGTGAGGGGGCGATATCATGACGAAATATATGCCCTCTAGTTGGGTCCCGCGACTCTTCGAGGATGATCTATACGACGCTGAATTGACGGTATGGACGGTGTGCTTACCCCGCAGCGTACGATGCGAGCTGCTTCAGAGGCCCAGGCTAGAAAACCGACCACCCTATAACTCCGCTGATGACATAATATCCCTTTTCGGCGAGGAACTCTACTGGGACGATGATTTGGAGTTGGAGGGTGAGCCCCAGAGCGGCATGATGTATTGGGAGCACGACCTTGCAATTAAAGAACAACGCAGGCTATCAGCGTTAATGCTGCTGTATTGGAGGAAGTACTATGAGTGATAACACCATGCCTGTCGATTGGATCCCACGGCTTTGCAAAGACCCTTCATACCGCGGGATGCCAAAACATGTGGTATTTCTCCCCCTCCGCATATACAATGAACTGCGCGCGAGACCGCAACTGGCAATCCGCCAGTCTCCGTATTTCGAGCGTTGCGAGCGCGGAATGTCACTTGCCGGCAATATCTCAGGAGTATATTGGCGAAACTGGACCACAACACGCAACCCCGACGGGACACATGCCGGCGACATCGTATATGGCACCCTAAGCTACTACGACGACCACGCTCAAGCGGTCGCATCTCAGCGCCAGCTGTGTGCCTTAATGCTGGAGTATTGGCGGAGAGAACAATAACGGCGATAATGCGGTATATATAAAGCGAAGCCAGCTTAACGAAGGAGGACCCATGAGAGACCCGCTACTAGTGATGCCGCCGATCACGCTGCGCGTATTTACGCGTGGCGAGTTAATGTATTGCAGCACAAAATGCGAGCTGCGCTCCGATAGCGGATATTCATGTAAGCTAGGCCTTGCCCAGCCCATCGACGCAGCCGCGGGCGGGGATTACGTTCCCATGCTCAAGCCAGGCGAGCGTTGCCCAATGAAGAGCGGCTCTGAGCTCAGTCGCACCGTAGTACTGACTCTGACAGAAGCCGCCGCTAGCCAGGTGTGATAACACACCATCCAAGGAGGCATCATGCCGGATCCCGAAGTCATAGTGGTAGAGAAACTGTGCTTTCCCGTCGAAGTCACCAATCCGATCGATCCAGAGCGCACTATGGACGTTATCGAAGTATCGCAGGAGGACGCTGAGCTGCTGGGCCCCGACGACGCCCCCTGCGATGTAACAGTATACGACTACTACCATCTGTGTTACGTCCGCGTCGTCCGCAGAGAGTGCGGAATGCACCCGGGATGTTGGCACGAGATGGTCGCGACCTTCGACCACGGCGGCGAAACCACCGACAAGCCAATTGCCCTAAGAAGGATGGAGTAACATGAAGTACGCCCTGAAAAGCATTGTCGAGGGAGACCCCTCGAAGGAAGAGCGCACGCGGTATCTAACCGTAGGAGAGATGGAGGAGCGCGGACCCGGCTTCGACATCAAGCTCTACATCGTTCCCTATGATATGCAAGCACTCGTCGACGAGCGACGGCCCGGAAGCTACCGCATCGTGCGGCAGAAGACGGAGCGCGAGCGCGCTGCCAATCCGGAAGGTTATCCGGACTTCTATCTGGGGAGCATGCAGACCACGAAAGCAGGAGACAAGTTCCTCCTGCATCTCAACATGTTCCCCGACCTGACCATCCTGGCGGCAACCATCGACGACAGACGTGGCGGCAGGAGTGCACCACCACCACGCCCGACGCAGCCACGTCCAGACGCCGCACCCGACGAGGGTGACGGCTACGACGACGACATACCGTTCTGACGATCATGCTCCTAGCGGAGGGGAAGCCCTCCGCTAGGAGACTAACTCCACAACCAGGCCCAACGGCTTGGATTCTTTTTTAGTCTGCTCAGGCCAAGAAGATGATACGTCAATATATTGACGGTCCTTAAACTCCTCCTTCTTGCCATTGTTCCACGAGTCTACCGGGGTGTAATAGCCTACAACCCTTGAATATACGAGCGCGCGCACGGCCTTGATTTTTGCCATCTCGCCTCCAGACGAGCAGGGCCGGCAAATGCCGGCCCCGATGGGTAATGCGACTAACTCTTAGAGCTTGTGCCTGTTATACCATTCCCGCCATCCAGCGGGTTGAAAATCAATCTCCCCCTCGGTCATTAGCTTCCACTCGAAGAACCTGCGACGGACTAGCCCGGGAAGTCTAATCCTTTTCCCGGTGGCGCGATCCCTGCCGGTGGAGTATTTGTAGAAGACATTGCCTGCCTCAGCATCGGTTGCTTTGCACGGCCACGTGCCGCCAGTAATGATCCCCGGCCCGGCGTTGTATACAGCAGACACCAATCCGGCGCGTGTCCACGGAGGGAGTAGATCCCACTCCTCCGTGCGCCACTTTTTACCCGGCTTGGAATTCCACGCACGCTTAGCTTGAGGGACGTACTTTTCCTCAAGCTCGTCCACTAGATACAACGCGGCTTGATCTTTAGTCCATGGATACGGCGGCTCTCCACCTACCACAACGTGGCCATACCCAACGGTGGGGATGCCCAACGGATCCGGCTTCGGTTCTGGCTCGAAAGACTCGAAGTGCTTGATGGCCTCTACCATGATGTCACGATAGAGATTGTTATCGTTAGCTTCCTTAATCAAGCGACGCAACTCCTCTAGCCCACCATGAATCAGCTCGGCATACCGGTCGCGATAATGCGCTAATATATCGAATAGATCCATGGTCAGTTAATCACTACGCGGTCAAACGGATCATATATCTCCGTCTGACGCCACGCCGGCTTGACGTGCATCTTGGTCTTATACGGCTCCAGCGCGGCAACCGCATCAGCCAATTCACTCATGCTGCGATTAGTCACGGCCGAGACTAGATTGTCGTACAACAGCTCAATTGGCACGCCACTAGGAATGGAGTATAGCGTGAAGTTGAAACGTATCGTGCGCGCGTTGGGATCCATAACTGGCGGCTTAGTACGCACATACGTATCATGCACTATCTGACGCGTGCTCGACATTTTGCTCTCCCTCACCGATTAGCCTTGCCATTACATTATAGATGCTTCGCAGCACTAACGCAACATTGTCCAACCACGCCTTGTTGTGCTTGGTATCCAACGACATCATCATCGACAGCGCCTGCTCATTGCCCGCTAGTGTTCCAAAGGCGCCCATCAATTCATCGACATGATAGCGCTGTTTAGACTCTTCGTCTAAGTTAGAGTAATGCAGCTCGGCAATATTGCGTGCTATCCCAGCGCATATAGCGGCTGCCAGGATGGCGTCTACGTGGACTAGCTCATTACCCACGGAAGTTGCCCCTAATCCACTCACGCTTGGCATGGCGGTAAAATCTACGCACGTCATGATGCCACGCTTCGCGATCCTCGTCAGATAGCACACTCCAAATGGAACTCACATACGCACGGATAAGCTTGGCGCGTCTCCCGCTCATAGCACACCTCCTTGTCGAGGAATATATCATCTCCGGATTAAATCGTCAATAGGGGGTGTGCTTGCGTTATAAAAGAAGTGAGGGTATATCAACAACGCCGAGGGAGGTGAAGTGATGATATACGATCCTGACCGGACGTCCGACGACCGCCTGGCAGACCGGGCGGACGATGGATGGGTACGCGGGGGCGATGACGACAGACGGTCATCGCCCCGGGACGACCGCCGGTAACAAGAAGGGGCCTGGTGGGACTACGGTTCTGCCAGGCCCCGCTCTCTCAACATTTCTAGCGCTTCGTTTTTTAGCTGCCGGATACGCTCGCGACTTAACATGCGTATCTGCGCAATGTGCTGCAGAGTCTGGCGCTGACACCCTATTCCGAAGAAGCGCCGGATGATGTCACAATGCATCTCCGGCAATTCATCAATAGCTTTCAGCAGGGCGGGGTCTAATACTTCAGCAGGCTGTTCACCGTCGTCACCGTTGACGTCCTCGTAAATAGTAACATCCTCCGCCGACACAACCGTGAAGGCGTTTTTAATCGCCCCTACAATCTCCGGCTTTATCCCGCGCTGCTCGGCAAGGCGCTCCTCCGTTAAGGAGTAGTCGTTTTGCTTTTTAGACTCGGCGTCGAGATCCCTATGCAACGCACGCACCATGTTGATTTGACCGGCGGGGACGTGAATCATCGGCACCATCTGATTGAGGTACTGATGTATCCTATAGTCAATCCAGTAGTTAGCGTAGGTGGTAAAGCGCGTCCCGTTAGAAGGATCGAAGCGATTAGCCGCCTCTATTAAACCCTCAATAGCGGCTCCTATTACGTCCTCTCGCTCTGCCTTCCACTTGGTGTTGAACTCGCCTGCGATCTTGATAGCGAAGCGCATGTTGGCCATGACGAGATCATCGCGCGCGGCTACGTCACCATGCTGTATGCGGCGTCCCAGCGCTACTTCTTCATCTGCCGTAAGCAACTCGCGCTCGCCTATGGCGTCACAAAGACACTGGCTCATATCATTCGTCGTCGCCACGCCACGCCTCCTCAGTCGCCGCTAGTATCGCCTTTGGGTTTTCCAGAACGGGTTCACGGGCGGGCTCGAGTTCGGTATAATATACCACAGCCATGATGCGCCCCGATTTGTCGTCGAAGAAATACTGCACGTCTTTGGAGATATCCAACAACACATTGGGGTTGTTTAATACCTCCTCAAACTCCTGGCGGTGGGCTTCCACTATGAGGTTAAAGGTCCTAACGCGTCGCCGACTAGAAACCTTCATCGCCTACCGCCTTGATTGTCAGCCATGGGGTGAGGTCGCCCAGGAGGGATACCCATGCTATTCATGTAATCCACAAGCTGCTCGTATACTACCGGATCAGACTGTTGCTGCTTCCTTAGGAATTCATCACGCTGATCCGGATCCCATCCAGCGAGAGTCATTGCTATGTCATAGATAGAGTTGCCGGTCTGCGCTATAGGGTTCATATTAGGCATCATGTTCATCATGCCCTGAATCGCGCTCTCACGCTGCGCCCTTAGAGTGCTCCACTGCGCCTGATTCATCCTATCCATGAGGAATAGCTGCTTGGCCTGGTCAGCCTGCATCTGCAACATCATCATCTGATTGAGCGTGTTCTGCTGCATCTGCTGCTGCATGATAATCTGCGCAGCTTGATCAACGGTCATGCCTTGACTCATCATCTTCTGGATGTTACGCACTAGCTGATCCGTCATGTCCTGCTGCTGAGCGTTCATCTGCTGCACCATGATGGCTTGCTGGTCTTCCATCAGGCTGGCCTGATGGCTAGACTGCGCTGAGGCTATCATATTCATAGCATCAGCCTGCATCTGCGCCTTGGCGATGTTTTCAGCCTTTAGCTCTGCCTGCATGTCTTCATAATTCAAACCCTCCATCTCGATCAAGACTTTGGAGGGGATCATCTGGCCGGCCACCATCTGGAATATCATCTGCTTGTGCTGAATGTCATCCAGCATCTTGAACTCGCGCATCTTGACTTCGCACTGAGCGTAATTCAGATGCGACTGGATGATATCCGAGCTCCAGTCGAGAAACTCCTGAAGCTGATCTCTATGCGTCAAGAAGAAGTTCTCGATAATACGCAACGATATCGTGTTACCTGCCCAGGTGGCCTCTCCCGCGATTAGCCCACGCGGCAGGCCGAAACCGAGAAGCATGTCCTCCGTAGCTGCAGCTACTTCTTGAGAAGGAAGGAATGCGCGGCCCTTACCGCCGAAGTATATCTCCTGAACAGGTATTGGCGAAAACCCTATGTAGTTAGGATCCTCACGCTGATGCTTAAACTCCTCGAGGATAAACGACCGCAGGCGATCCTGCATAGCCACTGCAGAGGCATAGTCGGTATCAACCGGAGCTAGCATCCTGAAAGGAGTGATATGCTCGTTAGCCACAGCCTCGCTAGCGCGTTTTAGCGTGTCTAGGAAGTAAACCGTCTTGAAGGCGCATATCAGCAGCCCCTTACCCCACTCGCTATGCACATCGGTCGGGCCTTGCAGCTTGAAGTGATAAACGTTGTTAAGCTTGACGATCTTCTTCTCTCTAATAGCATCTAGTACCGCCATGGGGGTTTCATTGATGACATCCATGTCCCCTTCTTCAACGGCTTCAATAAGCGACGACGGAGGATCCCAGTAGATGTCTTCTTTTCCGCTCCACGGATACGCCTTGATGCGTATTAGATTAATAGGCCACGTGCGCACTATGAGATCGCGCTCGTTAATGCGATGCTCGTCAATGGCGGAAAACACAACCTTGCTGCCACAGGTCGGGCATGTTCCGTTGAACTTGTTGCGCTTGTACGTCAAGTCACTTATGGCATTAGCGCTATAGGAATCCGGTATGATTTCCTCGCGAGGACCTTCACCTGATATGCTAGTCCCCGCCATGAGTGTGTCATCCGAGGGGAAAAGAAGAGTAGTATCTTCACGCTCCTTGCGTTTCTCCTCTAGCGCCTGCGTCAGCTCCGCACGCCGAGCTTCACACTTAGGACACGAAAACTTGCGCTCAACGGGGAAATTAAGCGTGACGACGCAGTTGCCGTTGATGAATGCATCGAGGCCGATAACGATAAGGAGCCGCTTGATGCGCATGACCTTTTCAAATACGTTGCGATAGCGATCCTCAATCGCCGTGGTCTCAGCGTTATACTCGAGATCCGTAACGGCATACTCGGCGAGCTTACTGATGGCCAACCTGACGATGGGGTTGGTATAGTAGATATATAGAGCTAGATCGTGAAAGTCTTCTGCCTTTTCAGGCATGCTAGCCGTGGCGAGATCAATGAGCGGCGTTTTGTAATCCGCCGTCATCAAGCCATACGAGTCTCTCACCTCACTAAGTATCGACGACATACATCACTTCCCTTGTGGCTGCTCGCGGGGCCAGTATCGCTTAGCATCATTGGCGGCATGCTCTAATGCCAACACTTTAACGGTATGCACAGCTACCGGCTCCTCCTCTATCAGCCAATCCGTTTCTTTGCCGTAGGTAGCGCGCATGTAACCCATAATCATATCGAGGACGATGCTGTCGGCATCCTCTTCAGGGCCGTTTCCGGCAGTAGCCGCGGCGAGCAATTTACGCAATGGAGTGTTTACTAGCGCACCTAGATAACCAGGCAGCCAGAGGAAGCCCTCCTTGTATAGCAATACCGCTATCATCGCGGCTACTTCGCCCTCGAACTGGTTCTTAGGCTCGATGGTGCGCATAAACTCCACGCATCGCACTATGGAAGATGGCTCTGGCGTAAGCAACGAATCCGGCTCTGGAGTTACCCCTGAGAGCGCTAGGCATATGTTGGGGAATACCGCCCAATCCTGCCATGGAGCTAGGGAGTTGAAACATACCCTGATGGCCATGATTTTGTTCTTCATGGCTCGAGGTATGTCATCAAACTTCAGGATATCGCCCTGCTGCGCAGTGGCGTCTTCTATCTCCATCCACAATGTCTCCGGCTCGCAAAAGTGCCACACTTGATCCAAGTGATGATCCAACACCGTCACGATCTCGAATGGCGTTGACGTTACGTCCCGCAGCACATCGTGGAGAGATCTCATCGTTATGCCTTACGCCCCATCACGTCTAGAACCACCGTGCGCTGAGGGGCCGCCATGCGCATAAGCGTTCCCTCGGGATCGCTGCGCAGCTTGCCCACCACATCACTACCCAAACGCTCAACCAACAGCGACGGATCATTGACGGCCATGTCGTGCAGCTTGCTGACATCAATGTCTATCCCGCCAATAGATACCGTCTTGGCCGTTTTAATAGGCCAGCCCAAAACAGCATCGACAGGACGCGCAAGGCCTCTATCATGCCAGGAATAGTGCAACTTATTGGCGTGATCTAGGTTGTCCAGCGTAACCGCAGCTTGGGCTGGCGAATACTGCTTACTGGCTACCTTCTCGGCGAGATCGCGATAGGCCATGTAACCATCCATGTTGTTGACCATCGTCGTCCTCGCCATTATATGACCATAGGCGGAGTCGCTGAACGAACGTGCTGCATATTTATGCACACTGGAGTCCTCCGGAATGGTCACGTTCAACTCTTCTGCACGCTTTTCGATAGCTCGCGACATCTGAATCGCATAGGACGCCAACCAATGCCGCGCGTTCTTCTCAACTACCGCGATGGCATGTTGCAACTGCGCTTTGGTGTTGATAGGATAGCGCTGGTAAGTAGCCCCGTTAATGTCTTGATTGATGCCAAAATGCCCCGTTTCCTCCGCGGAGGCCTGCTTCTCCATTATGCTGTCTAGCGTAGCAAGCAACCCCTCCGTCACGGGATAGAAGAAGGAGAGATGCTCGCCCTTTGCATTAGCTATCGCGTTATACCACGGCTCGGACGAGATATCTACGCCATAACGCAAAGCAGCACTCTCGAAGCGCTTTACGATGATGTTAACCATGTTGTAGGGCAAGCGCTTGTAAACCTTATTGAAGGCCGCGATGCTCATCTGCAGATCGGTCTTGCTATTAATGGGATACTTGCGCATCCTGTCGCCGTTGGGCAGAACTAGCACGATGGCAAACTCGGTATCCAACATGCGATGCTGATCACCCGCGTCTCCGCTATGATAGAGAAAATCACGCAACTCGCCCGACGCTTCTGCCACCTTGCGGAAAGCTCCCTCGGAAAATTCGGCATCACCCATGCGCTGGAAATCGTATGCATCCATTACTAGATTCTTGCCCTGCATCTCATCCCTCCGCTCCAAGCATTTGCGCCGCCTGGTTGCATATCTCGCGATTAGTTATCGTATCCCAGCAGGGAGCTCCCGGCTGAGGCTCGTCTTTCTTACCACGCTTCTCCCAATCGCTTATTAGTATAGCGCATTTTGAGCAAGCGTCGGAGCCATGGCAAAAACACGGCGCGCAGCTATAAGGGGTGAAGAATGAGTAAACATTATCGTATTGCCCCACACGCAGTTCTGGTGGAATGACATTGAACAGTGCAATGGTTGGGATGCCCATCGCTCCCCCGAGATGAGCCAACATGCTATCGGGGGCGACGCATAGGGAAGCGCGCTGGCATAGGGCAACCATATCGTAAAGATCCGTCTTGCCGGCCCAGTTGTGTATTTTGGGCATCGGCTTGGAGTCGCGGCCTAGCCATTCGAGATTACAATCCCTAGGCCCGCCTGTTACGATAACGTGTACGTCAGGCGCGAGGGTTGACAATGCATAAACCAACTGCGCCGACCTGCCGATAGGCAGTGATCTATTGATATTGCTGCTCTTGAACTGATACAGCAAGACGCGGTCGCTCGTTTTAATGCCATCCTTGCGTAGCCGTTTATCTAATCCCCTCACGGCACCCCTAGGGGGGACTAGTTCGGGAACCTTTTCCTCCCGAGTGAGATGAGGCAGGCCTAGCCGCTCTGCGAATACATCACACCCGTGTAGCGTCCTCGCTGGCGCCCACGGAAACTCTATGGCATCATAGAAATTGGCGATGTAATCGTATTTTTCAATGGCCAAAGCCGGCGATGGGATGGATAGCGTTTCGTCAACATAAGGCGACATGCTGCCGAGTGGGGTGTATTTCTTGCGCGTTGCCAACCCAATGCGGACTGACGGCATAGCCTTCTTCATGCGCTGTATTAAGGGGAGTATCATAATGATATCACCCGCCCCGCCAGTCCTCGTAAATACAATAGAATCCGTCGGCTTAAGCTCTTGCCCGGAGTATTCTTCAATATCAGCCAGGCGCACATCAATACTTGACAGGGCCTCAGGACACACCTTATGTGCTTGCGCTTGCATGTTGAGAAGGTCGTACCTGGAGTAAAACATCTCGCGCCCTTCGTACTGGCGCATTGATGCATCAAACAGCTTTGGGTGATACGACAGCATAGTAACCACGTACATAAAAGCGCCTCCAAAAGGCGGCGGGGGGGGCCTAAGCCCCCCGCGCTCACGCTAGTCGCTACATATCGTCACACGCTTCGACATCATCCCCCAGACTAGTCTCCACCGGATCGGGCCCCTCACCCGCGGCGTAATACATTCCCTCGTGAGCTGGCTTGTCAGGGCTTATCTTAAGCAGGTATAGCTCCGGTAGCTGACGAAACAAGTCGTTAACCCTGCTCGCAAGCCCATCGTACGCTACGCACTCGTCTTCGTCCTCGTCTTCGTCCTTGTCTTCGTCCTCGTCTTCGTCCTCATCTTCATCGCCAGAGTAATCTATGTCATCTATTGCTTGCGCCAGAGCCTCCGTTGCATCCTCAACCCCACACATGTCAACAAGATCAGTCATCGCGCCGGCGATAACAATCTCAAGATTAGCGCTCCATGCCGGATTCCCGCCGCACACTAACTTGCCAAAAGTATGAACTGCCACTAGATCATGAATTAGCCTAGCAAGAGCAGTAACCGGATCAGGTGGCTCAAACTCATCCATCTGAGAAAGGCTAATAGCATACATGCCCTTAAGCAGGTTAAGAGCATCCTGCGATACCGCCACGCTGCAAGCATGGGTGTCGCGATCGTTGGTCTGATGTAGATCCATCTATATCTCCCTATGGGTTGATATCGTCGAGCGCACGCGCGACGTTAATGGTAAACACCGAGCTGCGCCTAATGTTCGTCGGCGGTGCCCCGTGCATCTTCGCCGGCGGGATTGTAACCGTAATCTGACCGCAATAATACCCCAGCCACGAGTCGTGCACCATTAAATCATACGCCACGATACTATCCGACAAAACCGTCATTTGAGCATCAGCCACAATAGGGTATTCGTCATCAATATTTCGCTGAATGCGTAGCGTAACGTTAGTTGCGGGATCAGTCAGCGCTACAACCTTCGAGCCGTCCTGATTAAACAGCTCAACACGCCACTGAGCGTTTTCGCCTTGGTATAGCGTGCTGCTTAGAGGCCTCGCAATAATCATGACTCCTCCTTAACCGCCGATATATCGGTGTTCTCCACGATTATATCGCTTAGACCGTTTGTCACGTCACGCTGCTCCACCATGCGATCTCCGCGCAATAAGTGTGCCGCAACCACTTCCGGGCTCTCTAATAACATAGACGAAACCGAAAGCGCTAGCCACTCTAGGGCACGACGGCTATCATCAATAGCGTCCCGGTAGGATGTGTATTGCGTAACATGTCCACCAGTCACTAAGCCGTCATCCCCCGGCACCGCCTGATCTATCTTTTCACACCACTGCAGAATATCTAGGAGGCGAGTGGCTACGCTCCGCACGTTTTCTGATTGTCTCTTGTGGTCCGTTGTCATGCTATCGCCTCCTTACAGCAGCAATATATGTTATCCTTCTCCGCGTGTCAATACCCCCCTGATTGCGGTATAAACAATACGGAGCAACCAAACCCTAAAGGAGGAATCATGAAGAAGGCGATAATCTTCAGCACCATCGTCGGGGCCCTCATGGTGGGGGCCGTGGTCCTGGCGTGGAGGCGCAAGCTTGCCGCCTCTGCGTAGCTGGTCGCGCCTCATCGACGGACTGGTGGTGGCATACTACCCGCCGGTCCCCGAGAAGGAAGCCGACAGCGCGGCATCCGAAATGCCGTCAATCGCCATCCTCGTCCCCGAGAATCACAAAATCCTCGAATTCGGGGCGAGGAAGCGAGAGGAGTTGCTGGGGCATCCCATCACGCGCTACATCAAGCATGAGGGTGTGGCGTGTTGGATAATGCCCGACGCGCTGCGCGTGTACTACCATCGCGATTGGCTCCAAGGGCTTAACCACGAGGAGCGCCTCGAGGCCGTCTGGGCGGAGGCGGCGCACCTGGTGCGGCAACTCAACCGCATCAACGACGAATCGTGGTGGGAGCGCGTTAGGGCAGCCAAGGCCGCCCTCGAGGATGTTCTAAACGAGATCAACAGGCCCCCTCTATGAGGGGGCCCCCCACTTCACAATGTTATCATCCAGCAGCGCAACCCCGTTTATTGTTTTTACTAACTCCTCAGAAGAGATATCGCCAGGGATGCCGGATGTCTTAATCGCAACAGACGCCTTTCCGGGCAATACCATAATCCAATGCGGCGAACCGGTTAACACCGCAATGGCATTAGCCAGCCCCGATATAGCCTCGCGAGAGCTTAGCCACACCACAACGTCATAATGCCGCATCGACCGGATTGCGTCCAGCGTGGTCGGCCACGAGATTGTATCTTCCGCGTTGAGCACTATGTCAGCGTCGCATGCCTCTGTTTGCGACAGGTTTGCGACAGTGTTTGCGACATACGCCATCCCAATCGTCGTGACGGAAGTCTTGCCCGGCAACTCAAGATCGGCTTCGACAATGTCACTGCGCCTGACCCCATGCGCCAAAATGCAAGCCACGGAGACAATCGATAATATGGGTGAAGACGCGAGTGTGTTTTCCCTTCTAACTCCGCCAGTCTTCACCGCGCGTCCGCCTATGGCTTGCTGGATAGGTACGCTGCGCCTAATGAGAGGAGGAAGAGGAGGAGGAGGGAGAGATACCCGAGAGCTCGGCATGGTTGTAGGATAACGCAAGGGTGAATTCTGCGACATGTTAATCCCCCAAAGGCAGATATATACGGTTGAGATTGCTCTCCACCATCCGGAAACGAGTTTCGTTTGAAGCATCTCGCTCACTATCCGGCACCGATCTGCGATAGTGATGCATGTTGAGCGATACGTAACGATCCATGCCTAAAACGTCATAACACCCCGACACTAAGCGTCTGCCGCCAGGGGCTAGACCGGCACGCTGATTGCGCAGCGTCCAATCGACGTGTTCGTGCGAAAACCACCCGAAACGCTCAGAGTCAAACGCCCCGACGCGGTCAATACACTGCTGATCAAAAGTGATCAACGCACCCTGTATGCGACTAGGACGCCAGTTGACCAGAAACACCCCGTTGTCCAGCCTCAGATCGTTGACGGGGTAGAGATTAGCTATAATCCGCTTCTCGAGATCAGTGTCCATAAAAACGAAATGACTCCACGGGGTCAGCTTATATGCTGCAAGATAAGCCTCATCCCAACCCGGCTTGAACAATAGATCGTCGTTGGCAATCACGCCAAGCCCCGATAGGCCGTTGAAGTATCTTAGAATGCGATTGCTCTGCTCTGCCACTCCCCCGCGCTGAGGGTTGTCTAGTATCTCGACCCCGTAAGTATCATTAGCCCACCCCAATATGTATCGAGCGGCCTCGGCGGAATTGTCGTCACTGACCACTATGCGATAGTCGATATGTGGGCTTTTGGATTCCATCAGCGTTTTAATCGTGGTGCGCAGCATCTCCGGACGGTTGTAGGTAATAATGCCAACGCACAACTCATCACGCACCGCAGTGGGACGATATAAGCGGTGCGGCCATATCTCGGCGTGTAACGCGGCTTGATGCGTCCGCTGATCCGACACCTGCAACAACTCCGACGCACGGCTTATTGAGCCGAGAGACACTGATGCACCAACCAGTTTTTGGCTAATATCTTTGGTATCACCCAGTATCCACTCCGCACGCGTTTCCGTACCCGCACGCCATTGCTTCGGCATGTTGTCGGTATTGCCCAACACGATTAGGCATCTCGAGTATCCGCACAGCGATAGAGCATAGCCCAGCCAATACTCTTCACGCGCCTTAAGCGTGGAATGCGTTATAACTTGCGCGTGTAATCCTTGAGCTTCGGCCGCTGCACGGTATGCCGTGACATCTCCAGACACAACCACTACGCTAATGCCGTCCGACTCGGGTTGCCCATGATTAGCCAAACTGCGCCTCACCCTGTCTATGCGCCACTCCCACCCCTGAGGCCTATTCACCACGGCGCGGAATAGCTCTGTATTCTTTTTGCGCAAAGCCTTATTAGCAGCATCCGGAGACTCGGCGTGGGGCTGATGATATAAAACAATATGCGGCAAGAGTATAAGGTCAATCAGGCCCAGCCTGGACAAGTAATTCAGCCGCTCGACAAACTCCTGCTTGTTGCCGCCCCAGCCGATAAAGCGTTCGTCAAAGCCCCCTAGATCACGCCACATCCAAGTCTCGATGGTCGGGAAGTTCTCCTGCACGCTGCGCACCTTAATCGCCCGACACTCGCGCAGCTTCTCGATGTTGATTTCTGAAAAAGAGCTAAAAATACGATTCGACAGCGTAGCGCGTGTTAACAGGCCTCCTAGACTGAGCTTGTTTTCCATGTAGTCAGCGCTGATTTTGTGCCATTCAGACAGGGAGTTCTCAATACGCGCCAATCGCTGAAATATAGCGGCGTGTCTGCCGTCAGCCAACGCCGAACGATGCGCGGCCAGTATCTCACTTAACGCCCCGGGAGGCAATAACATATCGGCGTCATTGATCATCATCAGCGGTGAAGTGCATAACGAACACGCTAGATTGCGCGCCGCATTGCGGCGGACTGATTCCTTAACGTCGCCTAGCGCTTCGCACTTCACTTCAAACTCGGGGGATATGATATCAATGACATGCTGAATGGGATCTATGCTCACTCCATCCACGCCGAGGCACACCTCGAATTCACTTGCCGGCAGCGTTTGATGCGTGAGCGATCTCAGCGTCCCCATTAGGTTGTGGACTCTGCTCTCCGAAACGGGCATGATGACGCTAATCTGTGGCAATGCGGCTCCTAGCGTAAAACGTTGTGTTATGTGTTATAAATATAACGGTACGTTGGGGTAATGTCAAGTAGACAGAAAGGAGCTACCATGGCCCTAATATCAGTAGGATGCGGATGGGCGCTGGCAATGCTGGCGCTATACGCATCAATACTTGTTCCCGGACACGCCGTAATAGCCTTCGTCACCGGGGTGATGGCTATCATCCCTATCGGAGCCGCCATGCTGATGCAAGATCCACTCGATAGACGCTCGCCGATGTGGATCGCCGCAGGGTGGATACTGGGATTGCTCGTCAATCGGCTACTCACTCCGGGGCTCGAGAGGTACGTTCCTATGGCTCTATACGGTAGCGCAGCTAGCTTTGTGCTGGCTATCGCGCTACACTACATAGAGCGCGGAGTGCCATCGCGATGCCCTGTGTGCGGCAGCAAGTCGCAGCTGCACTCTCAGTTGGAGATGGCATATCGCCAACACGCTCCGTATGTCTTGATTGACTACGGAGAGAAGATATGCCCAACTTGCGAGGCACGTCTACTCAATGCAGCACACCGCCAGGTGTGTGCAAGTATAGAGGAACGCCTCGCGGCGATCTCTCCACGGGAGGAGGAGGAGAATCTCACCCTGCGAGAACCAACCCCGCCACCTCCTAGGTTGATCCGTGAGGGATCGTCAAAACCGGAGAAGACATGCGATACGTCATCATAGCACTTTTGTGCGCGTCGCTAGCAGGCGCGGATGTGGTCCTATCATCCGAACACCTTAGCGACGCCGTGTGGATCGACGAACTGCTATCGGATAGCCTCCACGCGACGGTGACCATCACGGATGACAACATCCACGTCACCATGGATCAGCCATTCTGCGTGGATTATGGCTATATCGCTATCGACAATATCACAACTGCAGTCATAGCAGGCATGTTATATGCCGACTGGAGTTGCGATACCTGCACAATACAGTTCGGCGACATACTCCTGGCGATACCATTCGAGGCGATACAGCGCTCAGACACGTTAAGGGCGCTGGGACACTCCCATATCTACGTGGTTAATGAGCTGCTAGCACGGGCGACTCTTTTTGTGCGATGATCTACCGCTGGGGCGTTGTCCAATTGGCAGGACGCAGGACTTTGGATCCTGTTGGTGGAGGTTCGAGCCCTCCCGCCCCAGCCATCACTCCCAATCGCCCTCCCCAGTCTGGTATAAATGAAATGGAGGGAGGGACTGGAGGTAGTCCCAATGCCCATCTCAGATAAGGCAGAGCGGCTCATAAGGGTCGCCGTGGCCTGGGGCATAAAATCCCTCGTCGGCGAGCACAAGCTCAACGGCACGGCAGTATCACGGTCGTGGAATCGAACCGCATACGACGTGCAGCATGGCGTGCCCGTCGGCGTGCAGAATTCCCTGGTGGAGGAGCGCATAGAGCGCGTACTACGCGACTCTAACCTTCTGCCAGGGGACTGCGCTGAAATGCAGCGCAGGATTCACAACGCGGAAGCGTGTGCGCAGCGTTTCCGCGGAGAAGATCAGGAGGAGACATGAGCAGGATAGCCCTAGCAATGTCTCCCCTGCTCTATCGCCTAGGCGACTGGAAAGCCGGCGCGAGGGCGATAGAGGAAGCCGGCCTCTCCCCGGACGGCCTTGCAGTCTTGGGAGAGGACAAGGGAGCCCAGTTGGTGGCTGAAAAGCTGGGCATCCCGGCGCGTGCGTTCCCCGTCGACTGGAATGACGGAACGTACGCGGGTATGATGCGGAATATAGACCTTCTGCATCATGCCACGGCCTTGGTGGTGGTCTGGCTTGAAGACACGCCGAGCATTCGGCATCTCATCGAGCAAGCCCACCGCAGGGGCATCCCCGTGTGGATAACCAACTACTACACGGGATTGAAGGACTCAATAGCCCCCAAGGCGGGGGCGCAGTGCGCGGACCTATTCGCGAACGTTTAAGGAGGCTCGAAATGAGAGCTATCGTAATCGCCATGCTCCTCGCCGCCCTCGCGGGCGGAGCGCAGCTGAGGTATGACGACCCCAGCGACCCGGATCGGGTGCTGGATACGCTGGGGGAAGTCGTGCTGGTGGAGTTTGCCATTCCACCATCCCCAGAGGTAGCCATCACCCTAGACTCCATCACGGTCAGGGTGAATAGCATAAGCAGGACTCTCGTGTTCTGCTACGTGTTCAACCAGCCCTCTCCGGGCTGCGTACGTTTCCGGGAGGACTATACAGCATACCTTTACCCTCAGCAAGTTGAGCCGGGCGACTCGCTTGTGACGTTCCCGGCCGGCTGCGTAATCCCCCTGGACAACGGGTCTAATGTCCAGGTGGTGTTGGTGATGGGGAACGTGTGGGCGGCCAAGTTCGTAATGGACTCTGCCGCGGTGGCGCCCCCGCACAGCTACCACCATGTCGGGGGGTGGGGCTGGAACTGGGCCCCGACGGGGGGTGACCTCCGGGTGTGGCTAGACTACAACGGGACTATGTCCCTCACCCCAGCCACCTGGGGCTCCATCAAGAGCGAGTTTAACTAAACGGCAAGGGGCGGCGCAAGCCGCCCCTAAGCCACCCTGTTGTTTTTTAGAGTCTGCAGACCCGGTCGAGTCTGGGCATTATTTTTTATCTCACCGTTCGCGGCGGCTGATTCACGTTAAACATCCTACGGAAGAATGCACGCATCTTGTCAAGAAAGGTCTCTTTCTCGTCTACCGGATCCAGCATGGTAGCCCGCAACGCAGAACGAGCCTTGGAGCGAACAACATTCTGCGACAGCGGGTCGAAAAACTCCTGATATATGGCAAGCTTTAGCCGAGATCCATCATGCATGTCATCCCTCCCAAGTCATCTTTTTTATTATATCATCCCAGGCTAAAGCGTCAAGCAAACGCGGAACCCGCGTAATGGCCCACGAGAGGCCGTAGAATCGATTTTACGCATCGCATGGTATCACTACACCAAAACGGGAAGAAAACCCCAAATATCGCACGCTAGGCTACGGAATGGCTACGCCTACGAACGCTGTCGGGCCGTTGCCGCCATGGACCGACCATTGCCAGCCAAAGCCTAGGCGTAACGCAGACGACCAACGAGGAGCTAAGTCGGCAGTTACCCCCACGCCAAGGCTTATGTCACGCGTCTCGCCGGGTTGCCATAACTCTATGTCAACTAGCGGGGTCAGCGGGTGAATGTGCGTTACTCCTAGGAAGTTATTAACGTAAACATGCTCCAGAGCACAAGTCGCACCCCGAAGAGATGGGCCGAAGACGACCGCCGGATCAAAACCCCATCGCGGATAACTAATCCTGGGAGCGCCTAGGGAGTCAATCCATATCCTCCCGCGGCCGTGATAGCCGCCTATATCAAAGCGATGCAGCGCAAATAGCGTTGAATCAACCCTAAACTCCAGTTCGATATCTCCATTGGGATAAATCGTCCCTCCGGATACTTGAGATACCGGCGGGGGAGTCTTGTATCTGATAGTCGCTAGCGGTTTAGACTCCACCTCTGCATGCGTCCACCAGGATGGCTTGGTAAATACCGGCTCGACACGCTCTATGATACTCCCCGCGATGAGCTCGTCCAGCATACCGCGATTACACTTCACGTGCGTTGCCATAAAAAATACACCAATAGCTATGGCGCATATCAGCAGGATGCGCTTAAGCTTCATCGCGCCTGGTTTACCAAACCTGCCTAAACCACAGCAGGGTTGGAAGGCTGCCTTTCTTCAGCCATATTTTCACAGTTCATCCAAGATCGCCCGATTACGGGTCTTACATCCTGTCCCTGTGCGTTTAGAGAGTCCGTGAACCCACTCCGGCCTCTTATGATATTCAATGCTTGCCGTTCTATATTCAAAGCCGCGTTCAAATCTCGATCTACAACATAACCGCACTCACAAATGAATACTCGATCATTTAGCGTCAAGTCATCTTTGATAGCTCCACACGCAGAACACGGGCGACTGGATGGGAAGAAGCGGTCAACCTCTACCAATTCACCGCCGTACCATTCCGCCTTGTATTGCAACTGTCGCTTGATCTCACCAAATCCGGCATCTGCGATTGACAGAGCCATGCGATGGTTGCGTAACATTCCTGCCACGTTGAGATCTTCTACGCCAACAATTCGGTAGGTTTTCGCAATCTCGGTAGTCATCTTGTGCTGGTAGTCTAATCGTCGGTTTGCTATCTGCCGGTGAAACCTTGCCAGCTTTCGTTTAGCGCGATTCCATCTACCGCTTCCCTCTTGACGGCGAGATAGCTCACGATTCAAGCGCCTTAGCTTTCTAAGTTCTGATCTCAAGAGCTTTTGGTTTTCAAACTCTCTCCCATCACTCAGTACAGCTAACGTCTTCACGCCTAAGTCTACCCCAACCGACTTTTGCAGATGCTTGTGTCCTGGCGGCCCTCCCTCTACGTTGATAGCGGCATACCAACAACCTGCATCTTCGGAGATCGTAACCGACTTAATCTCGCCATCAAATCGCAGTTCTTCTGCCATATTGATTGGTTCATTTAGCTTTTCCAACTTGAGCCAATGACCATCGGTGCTAACCCGTGACCCGTCCATTCTGAAAGATAACTTTGACCGCTTCTTAGATTTGAATTTGGGATAGCCCTTTTTGCTATCTCCGTTTTTGCACCGCCGAAAGAAGTTTCTGAAGGCATTATCAAGGTTGCGGAAACCGGTATCAACCGCACACTTGGTTACTTCATAAGACCAGGAAAACTGTTCGTGTCGAATGGCGTTGAATTGCTTTTTCAGAATATAAGCCGATGGCCTTTCCCCAGATTCGTATTGACGTTGCCATTCATCCAGGCCCCAGTTAAAAACAAATCTCGCCGTCCCACAAGCCTGGCGCAGATATTTCTCCTGTTCAGGCGTTGGATTCAATCGAACCTTATGCGCTCTCTGCATCGGAGTTTTCCTTGCGCTTGCGACCGCCTCGCGCTCCATAGATTCTCGAACTAAAACTTACAATGATAGTTAAGATGTCCTCGACCAATTCTTCGTGTTCACTTTTCCCTTCTACTTGTTCAAGGACTTCTACCGTGCAACCCACGCCCTTGAAAAAGCGTTCAATGGTTCGAAAGCCAAAGCGAGTCAGTCTGTCTCTGTGTTCGACCACAACCTTTTTGACTTCGCCCCTACAAGCAGCGTCTATGACCTTAAAGAACTGGCGGCGGTTGTCATTCAAGCCAGAAGCAATTTCATAGCAATCAAGAACGATGCGATAGCCACGCTCTCTGCAAGCCTCGATAAGTCTCTCGTGTTGGCGGGTAAGATTCTCCGCTTGCTTTTGCGTGCTAACCCTTGCATACAAAGCTACATCTTTCTCTGTGACAGTAACTCCATCTGATACAGACAACAGGGCCTCAATCTCTGCGCTGTCATATCTACGGTGCCCACCAACAGTGCGATGGTCAGTCAGCTTTCCATCCCTGAGCCACCGATGCAAGGTGGTCTTGGAAAGTCTGTAGGTCTTCTCTACTTCCGATTGCCTCAACAGCATCCGTCATTACCTCGTTTAACCAGGTCTCGTATTCTTGCTTGTCCGGCAAGGTCTTGAATGGCGGGTCAACCTCGATGCGTTCACCGTTGACCACTACGAAATCCTCACCAATCTCATCTATAATATACATCTTTTCCATATCCTTGTCAAGCGATTTGTTCAGGTTTGGGGAAGAAAAGTCAGTTATTTGGTAACTGCTTTACCCTCCTTGACTAACGCAACGCTGATGTAACCACTGGCATAATACTCCTCACCCTCAGCACCGTCAAGGCTGAAGGTAATAACATCATCAGCGGCTAGGGGAATGGGGGGCGGGGATTGAGTCCTGCTATTATTATACACAAACTCCACCTCCACCGCCGTTGCCTCGCCGTTTTTGGTTGCTGTTATGTAAGCTGGTTGGCTAGGCTGCGGTGCCACGTATCTATTGACAAACACCACTTCGGATAGCATCCAGCCGTCTCCCGGGGCGCGGAATGTGGCTATCTCAGAGTTATCCCACCACGTCTGTCGGCCGTAGTTGGGGGAAATACCACCACTCTGAGGATAAGAGTAGTAATGCCACCAGGTGTCGGTGGCAGGTGGTATCATAAGGTCCGGATGATACCACCCATACGTCTCCGTCCACCCGAAGTCTGGGCCGAGGTTGAGGTGTATCCAGGTCACGCCTGTGCGTGTCAGCTTGCTCGATGTCATCGACGCGGTTACCCTGCCGGGCAATACCGTGCGTGATCCCAGGAGGATTAAACGGCTCGAGCCCATCGGGGTGTAGCGCACTCGCGGATAACACCCGCCATCATCAGTACCCGGAGGGGTAAGGTCACGCTCTGCGTGTGGGGGTAGAATCGCCGGATCAAGGCTGTGGCTGATGCTGCCGTCACGCGCCCAGATTTGCGTGTAAGCCCTGGCGGTGGCTTCTTCCACGTCTGCACCCTCACTACGACTAATACACGCAGCAATCAACACTCCATGCGTGCCCGGGTCGGCTACCGCCTCTAGAGTAGTGTCAATAGTTGCGTCCAAGACGCCAACGGTTAGCTGCCCCAAACCCTCTCCAGCGGAGGCAATGCGACTATCGTTGCGGTCCTGGGCGACACCTGCTCCGCGCACGTTATCCCCTGCGAGGCCAGGGACGAAGACATGGCCCCTGCGTGGGCCCCAGTGGGCTGAAGAACGCTCACGCCAGCCGAGGCCCGACCTGAGCAACAATAAGTAAACAAACGGGCTAATCTCAGGCATGGCGCTAATAAAACTTAGTCCCATCCCGGCTGAATCGTCGTTGTGTATCGCGGAGCGGCTTGCATTGCCGCATGGCTGAGTTGAATCGTCGATAAAGCCGTGATATAGAGTCTTCATGGTCGCCAAGCCGCCGATACGCGGATCTAGCGCAGAAGACGAGCGATATTGCCTAGCCGACGCACGGCGATCTATCAGAACTGGATTACCGTCAAGCGGGTTTTTTATCTCTGCTATCAATAGATCATTAACGGCCACAGACGTTGCGCCGGAGTCTATTAGATACAGCCTAACTCCATCGCGGCGGAAGCCATATGCTGCATCATTCTCGCCATACCCATCCGCCTTATCTAACCTGACGTGCCGCAGCGGTTGATAAGCTAACATCAAAAACTGAGCATTATCGCTGCGCGGGATTGCAATCGACACGGTAGAACTATCGCCGCGGAAGACTTCTCCATTGGGGAAGATTACGTCACCCGACAGCATGGCCACCATGCATTCCCCCGAAGAGCTTGTCGCGGCAGAAGTAGCCAGATCGGGCTTAAAGGCATTGCCGATAAATCCGCCGCCCAACATAGCAACACGCAATGTATCCGCCACGTTAGCGTTATTGAGCGATTGCAGAATAGACAGACTATCCGGGATGGATATCGCTAGCTTGTTTACATGATTGTATCTATTCATGACGCCCAATTCCATCCGTCATCGACATAAAGCATCACCGACATCAGATATGGGCGGCACTCATTGCCTTCTATCTTAAGCTCGAGCAGATTCGCCGCAGGGACAGCCCTCACTGGATCAAACACGACATAAGCCCTACCGGTGTTGCCGAAATTAAGCAAGGGAACCGTCGCGCCATCACGCACCAGGCTAATAGTGCCACCATTAGGAATTAGGTGATTGTCGTCAGGATCTGAATTCCCCCACATCATCTCGCCATCCGCGTTACAGCCCTTAGGCATGCAGCATGATACTCTCGATATGTTCATCGCATGCGTGTCGGTCCAGGAGGCTATAACTGTCGAAGTCGAGCCGTTGGGGATTATCATGTTGGTGGCGTTAATTGTAATGATCCTTTCCGCGCCTGAGCTTATGCCGCCTGGAGAACCGCTGCCCCACTGGCGCACGCTAGGCGTGGTGTCGCATAACACTATTTGGCCTAGCCAGTCGATAACCCTAACCTGCACCATGTAATACGGATTGGTCGGCACAATGGTGTGATATACCGCATTAGCTGGCCCTTCGTAGATAAGATTACCGCGCTCGGCAATTGTGTCGGCCGGAGATGAAGGCTGACTGCTCCACTCGCGGACAAATACTTGGCAAATATACGGCCCCTCAGTGAGTCCGCTTATCACGGGGCGTATTTTGATTACGTTTTTTGCCGAAAACGGCTGCGATATATAGACATCGAGAGCGGGCCTGGTGGACTCGTCTATTGTCTCACGACGCGCCCCGCCGCGGATTGGCGGCAGCGTGACGGGAAGAGCGATTCTCTGCGCTATTGTGTCGTCAACCTCTGTTATCGAAACCTCATATCTAGTCCCATTGGCACACGGCAACGCCACCTTAACACTCGCCCCATCAGTCGCGGGGTGATGAAATACTTCAGTATCTATGGCCCGCTCGGGTATGGGCTTGCCGCCCAAACCAAGAGGGGTGGCGCGTACCTTGTAATATGCTATCCCGCCCACGCGTTCGGCCTTCTCTACAGAGGGGGCTAGCCAGCTTAGACACAACACCGCGCCGGATACGTCACATGCAACGTTACCCTCATGGTCGAGGGGCACGCTAGCGCCATTGAGTATGTAATTATCCGGCCGCAGCTGCGCTAAGCACGTGGTGCGCAAATTAACGTCGTCAAATGCAGATAGCGCAACGTCGTCATTGTAACAGCTGCTAGTCAGCTCAAGGCGGTAGTTATTGCTGACGTTGGTCATCCGCCACGCGCCAGCGACATCCTCCAGCTCGCATATGACCAGTTCCCCACCACTAGTATCGCGGATTTCAATCGCCGCAGTATCGCGAGTGGCTACATCAACTGAAGTGACCGCCCCGCTGCCGGCTTTGTGGTCATAGGGATGCGAATCGACAGTGGCGTGGGTCAATACGACATATAAGCGACTTGTTTCGCCAGGCTCGGGAAGCTCCATCTGCACGACTTGATTGGTGATGCGTGGGATGAAGACGCTGTAATCCTTAAACACCGCACTGCCCAAGGTGATATACAGCGTATTGGCGTGCAACTTAGTCTCGAATGCCCCACCGGAGCACCTCAAGCCGGGTTTGCGAATCAACGCCCGCCTGAGGGCTTCCGCGTTACGCCCTAGAGCGACTTGCAGGTTATCATACAAATCCCCTAGCGTAGTCATCAACCCATCGCTGATGTGCAGCGTACACAGAGCAGGCCTGACCGGAACGGTAACGCTACTCACGATATCTGCTCCAGCGTGATGGTAACCTCACCAGCAATCATGATGATGCAACCGCGATAACCCGATGGATGTGCCGTTTCGTCAATATCAAACCCTAAATTAATATCTATCGCCCGGTTAGCGTCGAATGATTGCTCCGACAGCATATTACCGGCATAAGATTTAGACGCAGGCGTGACATACCAGTGGCGGTGGTATTTATCATAATCAGCCGTGGGGGGACCATTATTAAAACCGTGCTTATTATTTTGCCACCCGTAAATATCAAGCTCGAGCTTGCCGTCGATTGAACAGTGAACTTTAGATGTATCCGGCACCGAAGAGCTGTCTGCTGGGATAACCTCAAGCCACACCTTGCCGGCGGGGGTCCATGGTATTCCGTTTACGTTATTGACCTTTCTCCGCTCGTACGATCCGTGTGAGATGAAGTCTATTGCCACGATCCTTGCACCTGGAGCTGGGGGGTAAAACGTCCCGCAGTAAACGCTGCCGCTTGCGTTGAATGTATCACTACTCGCATTGATCTTCACCGCGATGGGGAGCGATATCGTGCTGCGCGTGATGTTGTAAGACGCAATGGGCGGCACGCCCCATGGCACGGATTGCCATTCGGAGTACTCCGAACACAACATGCCGGGGGACACCACGCGAGCGCGGAATTGCGGGCTTTCAGACGATTCCGCCATGATCTGCACGTCACCCGCCAGGCCTTCATATACCAAGACCTGCTCTTGATAGCCTATCTCGAATAACGTGCTACTGCGCTTGAAGATCTGCACCTTATACGGCATCGGTATGCCGGCCTCGATCTCAACGCGGAGGTTAACTATTAGCGGGTCGTCAAGCACCCTCTGTATTTCTAGACTAGGAGCGGCGGGACGCTTGAATACCAAATCCGCCCCGGCTAGGATATCACCCGTGGAACACCATTCTCCTGGAAGACGATTCGCACGGATTGATATGCTGCGCACGTCAGCGCAGTATCTTACACCATGCACTGCCGGAAAGGATACTAGATATGGCGCGTTATCGTGTCTGGGCAGGATCAACTCGCGGAAGATAACCGTATCCGACACCTCTCCGGAGGGCTTGTAAGGCCTGCAGCGCACGTCGTAGGCCCATATCTCCGTTTCGGGCTGCGCCGGCTGCCATGATACGTCTAACATAACGTGACTAGCAGAAGCGTTGGCTAGCGACGAGATGGTGTTAGAAGCTATCGCAGTACTACTGCCAGGCTCAGCGCTCAGCGCGGTGCGGCTATGTATCTCCAACGCACGCGGCGCTGGCGGCGGAGTTACGGCCTCGTCTTGTATCAACGTGAAGCTGTTTTTGGATCGCAAGTCCCACAAGATCTCCACCGCGCCACCCAGGTCGATGGTTAACTCATAAAGCGGTATCGAGTGCGGGCCGTAAGATTCTGTCGTGCTTAACTGCAAGCCCTGCATCACACAAGACCTGGTATTGTCACCCTGCGGGCCTGGCTCGGGATGATAATTCGGCGCGTATTCACCCGGAGCTTCGTAGTGCATCCTCTTGATTAGCAGCAGGTATCCCTTAAACGACTGCCCCAGCTGATACTTCAGCGTGATCTCTTCCTCGGGTAGAGACATCTGGAAGTCAGGCCAAACCACACCGGAGGCGTTGCGGCAGATTAACAGCAGCTGGGTCCCAACCTTGATGCATTTTAGCTCATACGAGTCTGCGGAATCCATCAAGATTCCCGGACTGCGCGTCAGCACGCGGAGGCGCTTGTCGACATTAGCCGCATGCGCCTCCTGCACTGACATGATATCATCAGCCAGGCTGGCTACTACCCCTGGCTCGAGGACGTACTTTTCCATTTAATCCCTGTAACGCCTATTTGTGCAAGGATACGATAGCGGCGATTCCGCACCGGCAATGTTGCCTATCGTCATTGCATACACCTTGTCTCGAGTAACGTAAGATTCCACCCATACCAGGTTGGGGTCTTCAGAGGGCTCGACTCCGAATTCCCCGTTTGTCACACGCGCCTGCATGGAGTAGACCTTGAATGACGACACCGTATCGGTAGTCGATGCCCCGACTTCGGTTATCTTAATCCAACGCGCCACTACGGGGATGGAGATCTCATCATCAAACGCCCCCGCGGTGGTGTCATTCCAGTAAATAGTCTCCCATCCACTGATGGGAGCTGTACTCTGATCAGCATCGCTGTAGGATACGGCTATACCCCCACCCGTGGCGATTGTTCCCGTAATCTCCATGCGATGCACGGCGCGCACGCCAAAAGAGGAGTAATCCGGGAATTTATTCTGCCTATGCCATGGCTCTTCAGGCTCGAGGCCGGCGCCTAGGTCGATAACGATAGCCGCGCCATTACCGGCAGTGCTCGTTGCAGAAGTAGAGGCATCGCCGTCATAGATATTGCCAGGATTGGACCATGTACTTGAAGTACAATAAGAAGCATCCTGCCAATCCGTTTCAGGGCCACTGATGGCGCCGCCTTCTAAAACCAGGCTCCAATCTATGGGGGCATCAAAGGCCTCCGCCGACACCGCCGTCGGGCTTAGTGCAACATTAGGGTTAGTTGTCGGATTCCAATCAAAGAGGAAGCCGGGCGGGAGGGACTCGGAAACAGCCCCACTGGTCATTAGCGCGGTAGCAGCCCCCGTATCGAGCGTACAGGACAGCCTAACCCCGAGACAATGCACAGCCATCGCACACTCTGTGTCTTGGGAACTAGAGAAGTGGATCGGCTGCAGGAGTGGATAGGTGTGCTCACCCGGCGAGAGATCGACATCGTCACTCCTTAGAAAGACACGCCCCACTCTAGTATACTTGCTAGCGCTAGCACGCTTTTCCCAGAACGTAAACGTTAGCGTACAAAGCCCACTGCCTAGACTCGCTATTCTGTAGCGCAACCACGATATCGTGCTACCAGCAGAGGGACGCCACGACTTGCAAAACAGCGTTTTATCGTCAGGCATTAACTCGCCCCTGTCACGCACACCCCAGCCGCAAAAGCCACTATTGCCAACACCCTCATAGACCTTGATCTTGTCGTATATCTGCGTGTCCATGATGTTGTTAATGCCAAAAACGCTAGCCACGACATACCTCCTATATCTCGAAGCCTAAGTCAGTATAACATCTCTTTGGCTCGGGCAACTTACCGCCTAGACTGTACGGCCCGCTGAAGTCCGAAACGCCAGGGGCGATATTAAGCACGAAACTAGTTGTCTAACACGTCGCAATGCTAGGGGCAACACTCAGCGTGGCATTGCTTATCCTGAGATCACCCACTACGGGGGCGGGTAGTTGAGCTAAGCCATAGCCCATGTATGTAACGCCAAACCCGCCCCGTGGATCCAATACCCCGCCGAAGTTTTGACTAATCACCGGCGACCTTAGCGAGCGCAGCGTGGTTTCGTTGTACACTATGTCGACGATTGCATCACGAATACCAGGACGCACTACGTAATATGCCTTGTCGCCTATTGGCTTGTTGCGATTGATAAAAGCCACTACGCGGTCCCAATCAATAGGAAGATCGCCGCTAAATGCACAAACGAAGGTATGATGCGTCGCTGGATATCCTATCGGATAACGCGCCCACAGCCATGGATCAGTCACGCGGTCGATGATATCACACGCCCGGACGAGTAACTCACCCACGACTATTTCATCGCCAATGGCTATGTCTTGCCAGCCAGTCTCGCCTAGCGTCTTCCACGGCAGACCTGTGTCGTTCTGCACGATAATAGTCCCACCGGGGATTCTCAGCGTTAAGCTTGAGCTATCCATGGCCTGAACTATCCCACTCGCGGGAGCTATCGGCCAGTCGTTGTGAATGTAAATACCGCTAGCTAGTGAAGGCAATATCGGGCCGAGCAACTGACAAGCCCATAGCGTCAAGAGATCCCAATACGTCCGGCTTTCTTTTTTCCGCGCCGGGCCATAATCGACAAACTCGCCGAAACGATCCACCATGGTGTCTGAATACTTAGCTCGCCACTGCGTTGCCCATAGAACAATGCAAGCCTTGCCATCTTCGTAGGATATCATGTCGGGATCCCAGTAGGATGCATCGTGGAAGCTGATTGTCCCGTACTCGTTGTCATGAATACCCGTCGTAAAACTGAACTGCCCATCCGGGGCAGGACCGCGCAGAAGCATGCTGTCGACTTTAGCTAGGGAGTCATCCAGCTGGTCAATCCTTCTGATATCAGGATCGACGTAGTAGCTATGATACGCAGGGTCAGAGGGGTCGTTGCTTACTCGAGTATCTTCACTGAGCACAACCAGGCGCGGAAATGGCTCGTTGGTATCACCACGATACGGCCCGGAAAGCAGCGTGAAGTCATGCTTATGCTGCTCGAACCATACACTGAAAGCCGATAGCCATTTCTGCCAGAAGCGCCATATGGCGTTGGGGTATTCCCGATTAGCGGTTACCCAATCCCATATGTCGGCTAGACAGCTCCACACGGTAGAGAAATCGCTGCGATCCAGCGACTCTGAGTGCCGAACGATGAACGGGGATGGTTCGTTCCAGATGCGGGCCTCTCCGTCGAAGTTGCCTGTGGTGAGGGTCATGTCACCGCCTAGCCAACGCAACATGACGCGCATCGGGGACTAGGATGAACTGCTGGCGTACTTCAATCGTTAAAACCCCGTCGGAGGCTTCAATCATGTCACACGACCCGTCGAGGTTGTGCCGCATGGCTGATAGCCGCGTAAGGGTGGCATTAGCCACCCCAGGGGCTGATTGTATCGACTCCTCCAGCATGTGCGCGTCTATGCGTTCCAACACCTGACCGTTGACCGCCCGCGATAATACGTCTCTGATGGTTGTAGGATGCGCCGCGCCAGTGTATTCCGCCTCGACGTATAGCTCGAATGGGGCGTAACTCTTGGCGAGGTAATCATCAGTCACGTTTCGCGAGGTATCGCTGTCGAGAATTGCCTGCGCACTCGCCACGGCAGGCTCGGTGTAGTAATTCACCCTGACGTTACTGCCTATCACGCCGGCAAAGTTGAGATAGCACGAGTCACGCGTGGAGAACCTCAGGCTAGGGTTCTTAACCCCGAATGACCAATGCTCGATTGGCGTGAGAATAATCCCCGTAGGCTCGCCCTGCGCGTCTAGTAGCTGAATGTTCTCTATCCACAGGATGGGCCACGCTATCTCTCCGTGGATATGCAGATTGCGCGGCGATATGCTTTCCGTAGCGTCAACGTTGTAAATGTCAAACGACGCCGCCGAGGGATTAGAGCCCGTCTTGATGTAGATATCGCCCATACCGCCTACATGACCGCCACGCGAGTTCCAACTTTCGGCATAGATGTAATCCACGCCGATAGTGCTATCCACGCTATTGGTAAAAGAACTAGGATAACGCGAGACGAGCAATACCTGCGCCAGATTGGCTGAAGCTCCGGAGGCAACGCCTAGGTACTTAAGCGTGTCTAAATCATAAGCCTCAAGCATGATGTTATCCGCAAAGCCGCCCGGGCCGTTGGTATGACCGTCGAACCAATCCCATCGCGAGGCTTGATAATTCCACACATACATGTCAATACCGTATTGGGCATAAGACGTGTTTGGATCATACCCCTCGGCGTAGGCATAAGCCCTAACGGCAAACGGCTGCTCGAAGTCTTTACACACCAGGCGGTAATAACTTACAGCATGCCGCGGGTCGTGATAACTCACCCCGATGTCGTCCCAATCCCAGAAATAGCTATCAGTCTTGCTGCAGGAGACGCCGACGTAATCACCCTGCGATTGCGGAGTGTAAGCTCCAAAGGTCAGGCTGGGCTCCAGGGGCATACTACCGGATTCATCCCAAATCCAGAAAGTCAACGCATTGGCCGAGTTGAAGTCTAGCCTGAAGTTGTAAGTCTTATCCGCCTCGATATTTACATGACGAGCGGCGAGGTAAGACATCTCGCCCCAGCCGGTGTGGGTGACGTTTTCAAGCACCACCGTGGGGACTGCTAGGGCATTGTCCACCACAAACACGTTTAGCATATCAGGATTAGTCGAGGGCCTTAGGGCTATGCCGTATCCGTCATAATAATGCGCAATCGCCTTAATTACACCCTGCGGGATATCACGATACGCCGTTATGAATGCTATGCTGGGGATATCCCTGTCGTCAGTTGTCTTAAAGCTCCCCGTGATAGTTGTGCCCAGGAAGGGAGCCGTGCCGGGCAATTGACGCATTGCAATCGGAGCGGTATAGGCAAACTCCTGCTCGATAGCCTCCGGGATAAGATCATCCGGAGCATATCCCTCAAGAGCACCACTTTCGGATATGACTATTGCCACCGCTTTACTCCTCTGATTTATGTAATTTAACCCACTCCGGCAGGAGCGTCAACTCATCGTCATATATCTTTTTACGAATCAGCTTGGCCGTCTTAGGCGCCATGCTGGATATCATCTTAGCCACCGAAGGGCGATAACTCTTCGGCAGGTCAACCTCAAGACCAGCCCCTCCACCTACGGGGGAAATGTAAATCCTGTCAGCATAGAGATGGATATTAAGCCCACCCCGGCGTATCGCTACATGCTCACCATAGGGGCCGACACCGTAATGCACGTTAGAGCCGTATCTGACATGTGTGGATTCAGCTCCCCTCCGCGGCATGGCCTGCGGCAAGCTGTTGGACACCACCGAGGAAAGATCTCCGATGGTGTCGTCGAGCGAATAGGCCAATTTTATCAGATGATGCATCACCACTCCTTACTCGATTATCTTAAACGAACTTTGTGCTAAGTCAACGCAAAATGTGGTATAAAGAATCTGAGGTGTTGAAGTGCTGTTCGTTAAGTGTTACTCAAAAGGAGGAAACATCATGTCGCATCAGTTCATGTGGTATCTCTCCCGCACCTCGCGGGAGAACGCGCCCCTCGGGTATAAGATAGCCTGGAGCCTGGCAATGTGCTCCATGGCAATCCTGCTCGGACTCCTGTGCGCCATCCTCGACATCGCCGAGGCGCCGACCTGGGCGCACGTCGCCCTCTGGGTGGCCAGCGTAGCACTCATCGTAGACGCGGGCCTCTACACCATCCTGCCTGGGGTGGTGATGGAGTCCTGCAAGCAGGTCACACGGGCTTGCGAGGAGGCATCCCATTGGCCGAAGAGCGTCGCGGAATCCCTCAAGCTCACCAACGGGATCGCGGTCTTCCTCGCGTGCGCTACATTCGCCGGCTTCGCCCATCTCATGATGATGCCGGTATATTCCAATCCGCCTGACCGGTTTATCCTCTGGGTCATGGGCTCCCTGCTCATGATCCTCATCTGCATACCGGGAGGGCACCACGTGGTAAACGCCAGCCTTTTGCCGTGGAAGAGCTACGGCATTAGGCTCAATATACAAGCCAACCTCACCGAACTCCTCGATGAGGCTCCGGAAGAGGAGGGATACTGGTGAAGATCAGGAAAGGAGATGGAGACATGTACCCCCTCAGGGTCATAAACCCCAAATGGGGAGACAAGGAATGGACCCCTAGCGAGGAAGACTGGTGGCGCGACCACATAGCAGGGGTAGATGTCGTGGCCACCCGGGGCGATGGCACCTGCGTGGGGTGCTTCTACTTCGACCCCGAAAGAGAGGTCTCCTGCCCCAGCACACGCTGCGGGCCGGACTGCAGACACGGCAACCGCAGCGACGGGAGACGCATCATATGGGTGCGCCCCGACGCGCGAGGGAGGATATGAGATGACACAGGAATTCCAGATCGGCGATTTCGTCAGCTGGGGGGCAACGGGGAAAACGAATGTGGCGTGATAATGCGGGTCGAGGCGGAACCCGACGGATCAATAGAGTACACCATACGGAACCGCGATCTAGGTTGGGAGTACATCAAACGAGGCGAGCTGCCCATGACCTTGCTGGGCAACAATAAGCTCGGCTTGGTAAGGCACTGGGTGGCGCTCTATGACCTAATGTTAGACTTCTCTCCACGGGAGCTCTTTGGCGACAACACAAAATTCAGCGAGACCCCAGGGGTGGTCTGGTGTAAATACGAAGAGATGGGAGGGCCACCAGAGCTAAAGGAGTCGATACAGCGCAAGCTGCAGGAGGAGATCAAGTGGTTATCGCGAGCCCGAGAAACCCTATCCAGTATAGCCATCGAGCTATACGAAGAACAGTTCGGTGCCGATGCGTACAAAACTCGCTCTCCGCTAGTGTGTCGCTGGATATTAGTGGGGGCAGCCAAAGCCACGGTGTCAATAGAACGTGCCGACCTTGCTAGGGCACTGACTAGCGGGGAGCTGGCGGCTAGCGTACAAAAGCTATGCCGCGATCTGTACGTCACCGAGGAGAAGCGTGACCGCCTAGTATCAGACGCGAAGAAGGCAACCGAGCAGTACAGGGCGGCGGAGCAGCACGCAAGAGAGATTGCCGAGCTTCTCCTGCGCTACACAGACAAGGAGCATGTCTACTGACAAAGATCGGGGCCGGAGAAATCCGGCCCCTTTCTTTTTTATCACTGATCAGCACTGACAGGGTGGATCTTCATCAATCTTATCAGAAACAGGCTTACTGAGGATCTCCCTAAGCCGAGCCATCCCTTCTGGAGAGGCCATCACGCCCGCTGCCAGGCCGTCCGAATGGCCTACAAAAATGTCACCCAATGTTTTGGGAGGCAGCTTGGCGCCCACATCACCGGCCTCGGGACGAACCAGCGTAGCGCTCTTGTGGACAAAAACTAGCCAGCCTAGGTGTCTAGACATGTAATTGTCCCAGCGCAAATCATAATCATAGCCATAGCGACAGGGGCCATGACCAAATCCGTTATCAGCCAATCTCTTGCTCTCATACATCAGTGTAATGTAGGTCTGGCGTCGAGTCCAGCCCATTGTATCAGAAAACTCCTTGACAGATTCCTGAACCCGCCGCAAGCCGCCGGGCTTTAGCCCGTGCGGATAGGCGGGTTTCTCCTCGGCTTCAGCCGACTTTCCTCCGCGCAAGCCCTTGCTGTATCTGTCGTTTTGTGGTATAATATAGACATGAAAAACGACAAGAAGCCGGGGCGAAGCCTTGAATATCAACGCGACGAGCACCGCGTCCACCTTATCGTCTACCACCTCGTTTGGACGCCGAAGCGCCGAAAGCGTATCCTCGAAGGCAGCATCGCTGCCGACTGCCGTAAGCTGATCGAGGAGAAGTGTGCGGAGCGCGGTTGGCAGATCCTGGAGTTGGCGATCAACCTGGATCACATCCACCTGTTCGTGCGCGTGTTCCCGACCACCTCCGCCGCCGAAGTGGTAAAGGAGTGCAAGGGAGTCACCTCGCACGAACTACGGGCCAAATACCCGGTGCTACTGAAGCTGCCCTCGCTCTGGACGAGAAGCTACTTCGCTTCAACGGCGGGCAACGTCTCCAGCGACATCATCCAACGCTACATCGAAGCGCAGAGGGGTTTGTAGGTGCAAAAGACCTTCAAGTATCGGCTGTATCCCACCAAGGCGCAGGAAGCGCGGTTGAACGCTACGCTCGAAACCTGTCGCCTGTGGTACAACGCTTGCTTGGAGGAGCGCCGCAACGCCTACCAGGAACGCGGCGAGAGTGTCAGCGTTTACGCTCAACTCGCCAAGGTCAAGGGTCTGAAGCGGGAGAATCCCTACGCCTCCGGCATCCACAGCCACGTCTTGCAGGTGGTCGTTCAAGACCTCAACAAAGCCTTCGACGCCTTCTTTCGGAGGGTGAAAGCCGGGGAGAGACCGGGCTACCCACGCTTCAAGAGCCTGGATCGCTTCGACTCCTTCGGGTTCAAGGAGTACGGCAACGGCTTCAAGATCGACGGGCGCAAGCTGAAACTGTCGGGCATTGGCAGAATCTCCGTTCGCTGGCACCGCCCGGTAGACGGCAAGATCAAGACGGTGCGGATCACCCGCAACGCGGGCAAGTGGTATGCCTGCTTCTCCTGCGAAGTGGCACCGGAGCCGCTGCCCGCTACGGGCAAAGAAGTCGGGATCGACGTGGGCATCAACAGCCTGATCACCACGAGCGACGGCGAGAAGGTGGAGAACCCGTGCTGGTATCGCGAGGAACAAAAGAAGCTGCGCGTCCTTCAGCGCCGTGTTTCCCGCCGCAAGAAGGGCGGCCGCAACCGGCGCAAAGCGGTCAAGGCACTTCAGCGGCAGCACGAGCGGATCAAGAACAAGCGCAAGGACTACCTCAACAAGCTGGCGCACCGGCTGATCGTGGAGAACGACCGGATCGCCCTGGAGGACTTGCGGATCCGCAACATGGTGCATAACCGGCACCTTTCCAAGAGCATTTTAGACGCAGGCTGGAACTATCTGGCACAGAGACTGGTCGCCAAAGCGGCAGAAGCTGGACGAACAGTGTGCTTTGTAGAACCCGCCTACACGTCGAAAACTTGCTCGGCTTGCGGAGGCATCTTCGAAAACCTCACGCTTGCCGACAGGTGGGTAGACTGCGCGTGCGGAGCATCCCTCGACAGGGATCACAACGCCGCGCTGAATATCCTTGGGCGCGGACAGCGCCTTTGGGGAGAAACGTGGTCGGCTGCGACGAGCGTGCCCCAAGAAGCTACGCGACTTCAGTCGCTGTAGAGTGTCACCTTATCACTATTCCTCTGCATAAAATCATTAACTTTACGAGCATGCCACTCAAACGACGCTAGCTCCGTGGCCTCATCGAGACCATCCGCCCTCAACACCGCTAGCTCCTTCACCATCGCATTATAAGCCCGCGCGTCAACTAACTTCTTGCCGAACATTGTCTCCCCCTATCGCCAACCGCAAAAGCAGCTGGTCCATCTTGCCTAAGTTGGAGTAAAGACCCGCCTCTACTCCCAGTAACGCGCCAACTAACTCTGACTCATGATGACGCGGCGCTATGTCAACAGAACCCTCGTTCGCAGGATTATTCAGCAGCGGGCTTAGACTATCCTCAAACATGGCTAACGCTTCCGCTTGATGAGCGACGAGGCCCTCAATGCGATGCAATACCCCCGTGAGGGTTTCTAGCCTAGCATCAAGAGCCTCGCCTGACATATCAGCTACTCCTCGTCAATCTTCCGGTCAATACAGAAATCGCCAGTGACGACTCTCCCCGCTAAAGCGGGGAGCTTCCCAGAGCACGCTCGCCGCAACCGGCCACGTTACGCTCTGGCGGCCCCGTCCGGGCCGGGTTGACCGCAAGCATCAGGATATTCCGAGCGGCATTCACGTCACGGTCAAGCGTGAGACCGCAGTCAGGACACACATGTACGCGAACGCTCAAATCCTTCTTGACGACCACACCACACCCGGAGCACGCCTGCGAGGTGTAGGCAGGGTTCACGGTCACGACCTGCGTACCAGCTTCTTCCGCTTTGTACGCAAGCAGTTGTTGGAACTCTGCCAGCCCCGCGTCATGCGCGCTGAGGGCGAGGTGGTGATTGGCCGTCATAAAGGCGAGCGTGAGGTCTTCGAGGGCAATCAGCGAGTAGGTGTCGGCCAGCTGGCGCGTGAGCTTGTGCCAGAAGTCGCGGCGCTGGTTGGCGACGCGCTCATGCAGCCGGGCAACCTGCGCGGCGGCTTTTCGGCGGCGGGCGCTGCCCCTCTGCCTGCGAGCAAGGCGGCGCTGGGCAACACGCAGTTGGGCAAGGCTCTGGCGCAACCAGCGCGGGTTTTCGACCAGCGTCCCGTCGCTGAGCGCCAGCAAGTGGCTCAATCCCATGTCAATCCCAACCGCCGGGCCGGTGTGTTCCAGGATTACCGGGTCGGGCAGGTCGAGCATCAGGCAGGCGTACCAGCGATGCGCCCGGCGCTTGATGACCACGTGCTTAATCGCCGCATCATCAGGCAGCGGGCGGTGATACTTGACCTTGACCTCGCCCACGTTCTGGATGTAGAGCATCACGCGCTCGCCCATCCGCAGCTTGCACCCGTCTCCGTGCCGGTATTCCAGGCTGTGGAAGCGGTCGCGCCCCTTGAAGCGCGGAAAGCCCGGCGTTTCACCCGCTTTCAAGCGGCGGAAGAATGCGACGAACGCCTTATCGAGGCGGCGAAGCATCTGTTGCACGCTGGTTGCGTTGAGCTGGCCGAGCGTGTCGGGATTGGCGTTGCGAAGGTCGCGGAAGTACGCCCACTGCTGGTAGTAGCTCACGCCCTTACCCGTCTCTTTGTAGACGGTGATGCGCTGTTCCAGCGCGGCGTTGTAGAGCGTGCGCCCCTGCCACAACAGGAAGTCGAGCGTCCGCGCTTGCGCCTTCGCCGGATACAGCCGATAGCGGTAGGTGCGAATCACGCGCTATTGTCCTTTCTGCTCGTCAATGTACCGCTTGATTGTCGCGGCGCTGACGTGCCCGGCTGTACCAACATAGTACGAGCGAGTCCAGAGCGAGGGCAAGCGACTCTTGAGGTGCGGAAACTCTTTCCGCAGTTGGTGGCTGGTCGAACCTTTCAGCCTGTACATAATCTGGCTAATTGCCAGCGTCGGCGGGAACGAAGCGAACAGGTGAACGTGGTCCGGCATCACAACCAGGTCAAGCACCTCACCGTCAAGCTCCTGGACGTATTCGGGCAGCAATTCGGCCAGGCGCACGCCAACATTCCCCGCCAGGACTGGACGCCGGTATTTCGGACACCAGACGAGGTGGTAGTTGATGTTGTAGGTTGCGTGCCGAGTTTGTTTGCTCATAGCAATCTAATTATATCACGGGAAGGGAAAGGAGGCAAGCGCCATTCCCCACCGGGCTAAAGCCCGGCGTCCCCTGGCGCAATTTCTATGGGGAATCGCATCCCGACGCGGGCCACCATCGTCACCATGGCCATCCTGGCTGCCGCAATCACGCCTCATCCGCCTGAATCTGGTATCAGCATCATCCATGACTTACCCCCTAAAGCATGACGCCCCCTTCGCAGAGGGCATCATACCACAACACTCGACTAATGTCAATACCCTAGTCCATGGCCAACCCGGCTACACTGTGCGTCGGGTAAATCACCATGCCCATCCTCCACGAAACCACGATGTCAAGATTGGAGGACTCCTTCTCAACCCTCACCACCGGGTCTTCACTCACCACGTAACCTATACCATCACCCGCCAGGGCAAACATCCTCTTGTCTAACATCGGATAACCACGCATGGTGACAAGCCTGTCGCGACCCGATACGGGCTCCTTGATGCTGAGATCCTCCTGATAGTAACCACTCTTGATGAACAGCCCAGACCGATGACGACGCGTCACGGCTTTGTGCAAAATCATCGAGTTGTAACCCGGCCCCTCATCTCCATCATCCTCATAACCACCATTGGCTAACACCGCAGCATCCAACTTCTCCAAGAACCTAGTATTAGCTGGATAGATAATGTCGCGGTAAATCTTGCCACGCATCACGTCATCTAGACTAATCGGCGGCAAGTCCTTCACGTTACACGAATAACGCGATGCGTACTCGTCCAACTCTATGGACAACTTCGGCATGAAGTCCTCACGAGCATCACTGTACTCGTCGAAATGCTGAACTACTACGGCATCACGGTCAGTCTCCACGTCACGCGTGCGCATCAACTCATACTCCGGCTTGTGCAACAACGACAACGGAGCACATAGCTTGTGCAGCAAATTGTCAGCAATGAAATAGAGATGGTCAGAGCCAGGAATCCTCGACTCACCATCAGACGCCGTGTCTACGAGTTTAATCATGTCAACCCCCGTTAAAGTGATTAACCCAGGCTCCTCGGCCCAGGCACGCCAACACTAGATGCAGTAAACGGCCTCAAGGTGTCTCGCAACGCGTCAAGCTTGCCCGCCTGCTCCGGCTGCTTCTGAGGCTGCTGCAATGGACTCGATTGCGCCAGTATGCTGTTAGGACCACCCGCGGATCGCTGTATCATCGCCTGACGCTGCTGAGCAGCACGCTCCAACAATAACTGCTGCAGCCGCTGATTCTGCATGTACATCGCCGAGTACGGCGTAGTAAAACTCCCCCCAACAGCATTGAGCGGAGACATCGCCCCCACTACGGCAACCTTCAGCATCTCAGATAGGCGGCTCATATCCAAACTCCTTCAGCTTAGCATCCGTGAGGTTGTACTCATGCGCAAGGTTAGACCAAAAGGTCTGTATCACCGTCGCACGATGCTCCGCATCATCCTCACCATGCTCTTTGTCCCAATTAATCATGCCACCATAGAATTGGTCAACACGATTCTGTATCACCTTACGCCTCATCTCTTCCTCACGCGTTATCTGACCATCTATGTATTGCGGCCAATCCGTACGCAAAAACTCCGGACGCACCCACGTGACACGCCGCAACTTGTCCCGTACTTCCTCGTCCTTCAGCCTTAGTATAAAAGAACGCGAAATCTTGTCCATTGATACGTTGTGCTCTTTAGCCGCCACACCGAATACTTCAAGCAACGTGCGCGACCAGCGGTCTTTTAAGCCACCAGCTAGAGATAATCCTAAAGCCTTGCCCGTACTCGTTAGAGCACGCATAGCCCTAGATACCACGGCTATGTCTTCAGCATTCTGCTCAGTTAAACCACCACCGCCATGCTTCTCGAGTATCTCCTTCTCCTTCTTAGTCGTGCGGTGTGTTATCGCCGGCATAACGTCAGGACCGGATACTATCACGTTATTCGCCTCGTCTTCATTGTCAATCAGCTCCTTTAACAGAGCAGCGCGTTCAGCCTCTTCAGCCGCTCTCGCGGCTTCCTTAGCTTTCTTGGCTCTAGCACCCGCCTTGCCGAATTCAACAAGACGATTATGCCTAGCCAACTGCTGGTCATATATAGCAGCAAGTCTGGTTATGACGATGTTGTACATCAAGCCGTCAGATGTCTTTTTCGTCTTCAGCTCGATTCTATTACGCTTAGCTAATTCAGCTAACCCGCGCTGCGCGCCTTCTGCATCACCACTGGCGATTACGCTTAACTCATCCACGCTTATGTTAAGACGTCCACCGTGTTTCCACGCCTTACACATAAGGCGCATCAACAGCCCCTGCGCTTCTAAACCGCAAATCGCCAATTTATCGTCACTCATCCAATCGTTATGATAAAGCGGGAACCAATCCCATCTATCTACTCCTCTAAGCCGTGGTGTCATCTATCTGCCCTCGTTTCCCCATTCCCCTTAGTCTGGTTAGGGGCGCTGGGCATGAGAGGGGAAACCCATGCCCAGCATAGGTGGGTGACTTATGTCCACCTGCCCCAGCGCCTCGATAATGCAAAAGGTTCCTGGAGGTGTCAAGGGGGTATCTGTTCTTTTTCCCTTTTCAAAGCTGTTGCTAGGTCCGGAAGCGTTTCCTATTTCCTATTTCCTATTTCATTCTCCTTTCTCTTTTAGCAAAGCACCCCTAAAATGTATCGTCTTGAGGGTTTCAAAATTACGAAATCGGCTGTACGCAAAAATGGCGTCGTTTTTCGGGAGGAAAATAAGAATAATTCTTAATAAGAAAAAGTCGGTCGTTTTTTCGAGCTTCGCGTTTTCCGCATAACAGATTGCGTTTTATCCACTTACAAGAATCTCGACAATTCTCAAAATGCCAAAATTGGTCAAAACGCGTAACGCCTTGAGGGTTTCAAAGATACGGATTTGCGTCTTCGTAACGCCTTGAGGGTTTCAAAGATACGCGATCGAGAAAAATCACTTTTTGGAGCAATTTTTAGAGGCCGCGCGCGTATCGTGTTGAGGGTTTCAAAGATACGTTTTTCGATGCTTGAACATGTTGCGGCAGTTGAAGATAAGAATTTGCAATCGCGTATCGTGTTGAGGGTTTTAAAAATACGCGATTTTAGAGGTTAACTCATTGTTGATTATGCATTTGCAAATTGCATTCTCGTAGCGTGTTGAGGGTTTTAAAAATACGGATTTCGCATTTGCAATGTGTTGTCAGTTGACATGTTACAAAACGGATTTTGGGGCGTCGCCGGTCCAGAAAAACGCTTGTCGAGACGATGCTGGGCGGGGCGGGCTTGTAACTAGTTTGTAATCCATAAGATACCCAATCGTGAAAAATCGAGAAAAATTCTGAAATTTTCTCGACAAAAACGCGGCGGAGGAATGACGGGAAATTTCGACAAATGGCATCCCTCTCCCAAACCCTCCATTCTTGAGGTATAAATAACTCGATGGTGCATAGTCATTTACACAGAAGGAGGACTCCAGTGGAGGAAATTTCGTGGAAAGACATGAAACCGGGCCGTCACTATGTGGTGGTGAAGCCGAGCAAGGACAAGACTTTTCGGAAGGGTGACCACGTAGAGTGGTGGCAGGGAACGCGTTCGCAGTATGGCATCTCTTGCCGTGAGGCGCAGGGGTGGATAGACGGTGAAGATCTCGAAGAAGCTGCCGAGGGTATGACAGTTACCCTTGACACAGATTGGGCGAAAGACAAGTTGGCTTCGCTCAAAAAGCAGATCACTTACCTCAAGAGGAATTACCCCGGGCTTTAGGGAGGTCCGTACATGTTCATGGACAGCGTGTTACACCTCGTGGATCTGATATCGAGTGGAGCTTCGACTCTGGAGTTAGCCAGCGCGGCTGATTCCGTAGTGCAGGCTTGGCCGTTGGATGATCAGGAGGAGTTCGACACCGGCATGGCGTTCGTCTTTGCCGCCTGTATGAGTAACACCGACTTCATAGCGTTGGCGGCTCTAGGCGAGCTTCTCCAGCGAGTGCAGCCGGATAACCTCGTCAAGGTCTTAGAAAAGCTCAAGGAGGCGGCTGCAGCAGCCATTGAGGAGCTGGAGGGGAGCGATGTCTAGCATCTGTAACAAGTGCAAGAGTGACGCCACGAGGGCCGATATGGAGCTAAGGAGTAAAGGTCACCGTATCCACAGGTTCGTGCGTTGCGATGTGTGCGGGAATGAGTGGGAGGAAGTTCTCCGGTGGCATCCGATGGAAGACAATGATGCAATTGCGGATATGCCGTGTCCGAACTGTGGTGAATACGTGCCTGACGATGCGGATCCGTATATAAAGTATCATCCTGGGCTAAGAGAGGCCATAGTCATCTTCACGTGCAAGGAATGTGGAGCGCAGTGGCCTGAGGTCTTCGAGGGTGAGCGCGTGGTGATGGCTTCGGAGGCTATTGAGAGAATCCGGGCTGATTTCGTAGACGCGCTCGATACCCTCGGTGAGGCGTGCAGCGATCTTGATGAGGTAATGGACGCCGATGACTTGAGGGAGGGTTGGAATGTCAACTAAGTTCTACAAAACAACGCTCACCGTAGAGGTGTTGACGGAGGGTCCTCTTCCCGAGGGAACGGATGCGCGGGACATAGTTCTCAATCGGAAGTGGATCCACCTGAAGAAAGACAGCGAGACGAAGGAGATCAGCACGCAGCAGGCCCTCAAGGAGCTGAAGCTTGCCAAGATAGATCCCGCGCGCGCCGGGCTCTGCTCGGATGGAAGTCTAATAGCAGACGGTCTGAGGCTGGATTGGAGACAGATGCCATGTCGCACCGATATGTGGCAAACGGCACAGTCCTATGAGAATAAGCCGTTAGCGATAGTTGGCCGGTGGCTAATGGGCGACGACATACGCTACAAGATCTACATGAACAATGGGGAGTCAGCCCCGATTTACCACAGCAAGGAAGAGGCCATGTTCGCTGCAGAATCAAAGATCCGCGCCGCAGTCAGTGCCTTAGCGAACACACTAGGAGGGCGAAATGTCCAGTGACCGTAAGTTTCACCGCGCGAAGATCCAGCTCGACCTGTTGTCGAGCGAGCAGTTACTCTACCACAGCGTGGCGGACCTGATGCGTGCGGTTGAGAACGGCGTCGTGATCAGGTTACCCGGTGAGAACTTATACTCTGATGTCGATGCAAAGCAGGCGGCAAAGCTACTCAAGGACGCCGACATCTCGCCTGAGGTTGTCGGCCTCACTAAGGATGGGGCAGACCTGAACTCAGTGCTGGGGCTTGACTGGCATATAGTGGGCTCACCGGCGGAGTGCAACTGGGTGGCATTCGCTGGACTAGTCGATGGGGACACTCTTCAGATTCGTGTTCGCCCTATCGACTATGACGATGAAGTCGGCGAAGATGATGACAAGCGGTATGTTTACGGCTTCAACGGTGAAGTCGGGTTAGGATCCTACGACACGCCCTACGAAGCCATGGTAGCCGCTGAATCCGCCCTGAAGAGGATGGCCAAGGCCATCAGCGCAGAGTTCAAGAAGGTGAGGTTGTGATGTCCGATAAGTTCTACCACCAAGAGATAACGTTCGCTGTCCTTTCAGAGAGGGAACTGCGTTCCTCGGTCGGCTTGCGCGATTTATGCCAGGCGATGGACGACGGCAAATGTGTCGCGATCCTTTCCAAACAAGAGACTACAGAGCTCACGGGCAAAGAAGCTGCTCTCATTCTGAGCGCCATGAGGATCCCCACAGAGCGTTTTGGGCTAAGCGAGGATGGCAAGAGGCTCAAGCTGAAGTACAACTGGTACCAGAAACGGCAGCGGTGGTTTTGTAAGGCAACATCACTAGAAATCAGCGTCTCACCGAGCGTGCTTGGCGGTCGCTACGACTATTCGGTGCATGGATACCTGTCCAAATCCGGGTTCGGCACCCCCTACGCGGCCATGCTTGCTGCCGAGAAGGTCATAGAGCAAGTAGTGGAGCAGGCTGACAAGCTCGATGAGCTGATTGCGTCGCTCGTAGAGGAGGACCAATGACCGAGCTCCCCACGATGGAGCTCCCCACTCACCTCATGAAGCCGGGCGTGATGTACCGCGTCGTCCACACTGGGGGACACCCCGAGTTGCGCGTGGGCGATCAAGTGTACGTTGCATCCCGTGCGGGGAACGTCAACTTCAGTATCGCAGTGGTGGATGTCAAGTACACCACCGTTAATACCTTTGACCTGTTCCCCGACACCGGCTTCCGCGTCTGCCCCGATCTGGGGTGGTCGCGCTAACAGCAGGGGGCTTCGGCCCCCTTGCTTTTTTAGTGGCTAATCCCCGCCTGGTACTGTTATAAATATAACGAGGTGATCGCTTAAATGAGCGCGCACATAAGCTATGAGCGCGTGCATAGAGGTAGCCTACCTTCTGGAGGTGAAATAGCAATGGATTTCTCGGAAAGCACTGTTTCAATCGGCGAGCAGACGTTCACGGCAATACCGGCCAACGGCTCTTCTTGTCGGGAGTGTTACTTCTGCGAACATCGAATGCACGACGCCTGCTGGCGCGTCCCATGCTATGGCAAAGATCCCAAAGATGACCGTATATGGGTCTTGGTGGACGAGCCAAAGCCCAACGGTATAACTATGCGAAGGATGTGAATAAACATGGCAAAGAATCTGTTGGGGAAAAGGGTAGCTAGCGCTCGGGAGGCAAAGGGGTACGGCTACGCAGAGCTCGAAAGGAGAACGGGCGTGCATCGGAGCCGACTCAAGGAAATCGAGACCGGCCGCGCGCCTGCGGTGTCCGCTCATACGCTAGCCGCGCTTTCTAACGCCCTCGACATAGAGCGCGATGAGCTATTCGCGCTTTACGCGCAGGATCTCATGACGAGCGCTATGCTTGACGTTCGCACCTGGCTGGCTGGTATGGCCATGAACGGAATCCTCACGGAGAGTAGATCTAACCGATACGGCTCCCTGGATTTCGTGGTCAACAACGCAACCAGCCTGGCAGATGCGTTACTAATCAAGCTCAACGGCGAAGGGGAATACATCTCCCCCGAGGTAGCGAGAAGGGTGACCATGGGCCTGCGCGAGTTGGCCTATTGGGATAGCGATAAGAAATGCTGGGACCCCGACAAGGAGCTCGGGGCGGACTTCATCGGAGCGGTATGTGAGCTGCTCAGCGAAAACGGGCTAACGCCTAGAGAGTAGGAATCATGACGCAAAGGACATTGCTGCAAGCGGAGCGCGATCGACTTAGGGGGTCGACGCTGGAGGTGTTGAGAGAGCGGCCTGCCAAAGCGCTACGCGCTTATCACGATGTGTGCAAGGAGATCCTGCTCAAATTCATACCAGAGCTCGGTACTGGCACGAGTGTGTTGCAATCTGGGGTGTGGACAACGCCTTTCATAAGAATGGTAGGGGAACTTCCGGATTCGCAAATAGGGTTCGTGGATCTAATGCTGCGGACCAGCATAGAGGAGCCCGAGTGCTTGCACCCACTAGTGTATTTTTCTACTAAACCATACCGCGATTGTGTTATAAATATAATGGAGAGAAGGAGGGCACTCAGCAAGCCCTTGCACTCTCCAATCCGTAATGGAGTAGGAGGGGGAAACCACCGATACTGTTAAGGGTGTTCTTTAAAGGAGGAGAGAAATGAAGTGTGGCGACGGTTTCTGCGTTTGGTCCCAATTTGTAGACCGAAGCAAGTGTCCTAAGAAAGATTCCGATGAGCCCTGCAGAGACAGGGTGTCGGAGGAGAGGTACTGGCGGACCGGCCAGGCGATGGCGGGGATCGACTGGGCCACCAACGAAATAAACAACGCGCCGAAGTGAGAGCACAACCCTCCGCTCCGTAATGGAGTAGGAGGGGGAAACCACCGACCCGATTGGGGGCTCCGGTGGTTTTTTATTTTCCACTTGACAAGACGGGTGTTTATGCGTTATAAATATGGCGATGCGCGTGTTAGTCTTAAACCGAGGAGGAGCGCATGAGCGAATACCTTAAAAGTGATTGCGTAAAGCCTTTAGGGTGTCCGGGGGTAAGGGCTGTCGCGCGGCGCGAAACTGCCTACACGAGAGAACGGGCTGATTGCGATAACGACGCCGACAAAACATCATCGGATCTATTCCGTTGACAAACCCGACACCGAGGAGGGTGGATGTACATGTTTCGATTTAGGCAACAAATAGCGTGGTGGATTCAGCCACGCTTCACAGCGGTGTGGGGGTGTTGTGTTCTCCACCCCTTTTATCGTCTGAGGGTACTGGTGAAAACCTTTCTCCGAGACCATCTAGCGATGGGTGCAATATCCTCCTACTGTCGAGACTGCGGCAGGAATGTTCACGATTTCGATGCCCCGGATTGGGCATGGCAACAGGTATGGGGCGATTCTGGTGGTGTCCTATGCTATGACTGTTTCAGCGAGAGAT